AAGGCGAACATGAAGACGCTGTAGCGAGATACAAAGAGTTTATGTCTAAACCTCGTCCACCAGGCGAAGAAACAACTAACATGGTAACTGGTTTTGTATTTGATGATGAGTTATTAGATGATCTAGATAGTGCAGAAGATGGCGGTGACGTACTTGACGTTAGACACATTGTTCAAAGCAGACTAGAAGATTTCTTTGGCGATGCTCCTTTTGGTGTAGATATTAATGAATCAAAAAACCCAGAAGAAGTTCTTAAAAAAGGAATGGCAGACGCTCTTGCTAAAGAACTTGAAGATGAGATTGAAGATGAAAAAGATGACGCCGATGAGTCTATCAATCATATGAAAAAGTTAGCAGGTGTTATGTCATCTAACAAAGCATTAAGACCTAAGAAAAACGAACACCAAACTACTCCTAGATCTATTCACAAAAGAAAAACAACTCAGTAATAGCCTGTAGCACATCTTTTCTTAATAATTAATAGTATATATTAATTTTTAAGGACAATACTCCATGGAAGAAATTTACACTTTATTAGCAGGTACATTTTATGGTTTGATTGTAGGTCTAGTACCTAGTGCTGGAGCAACAACAGGATTAGTAGCCTTATTTGGATTTATCAGTTACTTTGGATTTGATCCTTACTTAGGCGTAATATTTTGTATGGCAGTAGTAGCCGCCAGTACAACAGGCGACACATACTCGGGAATATTATTAGGAATACCAGGCGCCAATTCAGCCGCGGCAACTATGGTTGACGGATACCCGTTAGCAAAACAAGGTAAAGCCACTTATGCTTTAACGGCCGCAATTACAACTTCAACACTTAACGGACTTATATGGGGTACACTAACCTTTGCTTTATTGCCTTGGTATGTACAACTTATTATGTACTTTGGCATTCCAGAGTTATGGGCATTCATGGTAATGGCTCTTGCCTGTGTAGGATTTGTTAGTAACAGATTTTGGTTTAGAAGTATTATAGCAATTCTTGTAGGACTAGGAATAGGACTTATAGGTACAGATCCATTAACAAACTTTGATAGATACACAGGCGGTTGGGAATACTTAGGCGACGGTGTACAACTTATGCCTTTTGTTGCTGGACTATTTGCTTTTCCAGAAATATTAGATGGCTGGAAGAAAGGCCAACAAGTAGCTCATATGAAAGAAAATACTCAAATGAAGCAAACTTGGGAAGGTATTAAAGTAGTATGGAAAATGAAATGGGACGCTTTACGTGGCGGAGCCATTGGAGCCTTTATAGGATTCTTACCAGGCATTGGCGGTGCTATGGCAGACTGGATGGCATATGGTTCAACAGTAGCAACTCATCCTAACGAAGAATTTGGCAAAGGTAATATTAGAGGAGTAGTAGGACCAGAAGGTGCTAACAACTCACAAAAAGCAACTAGTATGATTCCAACAGTATTGTTTGGTATACCAGGGGCAAGTTTTGCCGCAGTTCTTATGGGACTGTTTATGTACTTAGGGTTTGAACTAGGTGCTCAAGAAATTGCTTACGACACAAAGTTTTTTGATAGTCTAACATTTGGCTTTATGTGGGCAACAGTATTAGTTGGTATTATCTGTATAACATTTAATAGATACATTGCTAAGATCTGTTATGTGCCTTACATATATTATTTCCCTTTAATTGTAGCATTTATAATTTGGGCCTGTGTACAATATACAGGCGGTTGGGAAGACTATGCCATATTAGCAATATGTTCGGTGCTAGGTGTTGTTTGTAAAAAGTATAAATTTAGTAGACCAGGTATGCTTATGGCATTTATACTTGCTACTAAATTTGAATCGCTGACATTAAACTTAATACACATTTATACTTTTGATAAATTATTACAAAGACCTATCTTTTTAGTATTGTGTGTACTGATTGTAGGCTTGTTTGTGTACGGTGTTTCTAGAAAAAATAAATTGGAGTATTCATAATGGGAAAAAGAGCAGTACCGGGCATTATAGTAAAAAAAGGTGTCCCAAGAATTAAAAAGAATATGTCACACGCCACGTTTACAGCAAAAAGGCACCCTAATAGTAAACGTGTATTAAACGGAAGTATAAAATAGATTGGATAGCAAATGACAAACGAAGACTGGGGTAAAAGCCGTTGGGATTTTACAAAGAAACAAAGTAAATGGCACTTTAGGCCAGAAGTAGTAAGTAAAGACTATCAAGAAGTTTGTACGTTTAATGGTGATTGGGAAGATGCTGTTAACGAGTGCTTAGAAAGAGTAGTAACTAGTACATGGGCTACACGAAATAAAGTTGATGGCAAAGATAGAATATATAGTGCTAATCAAGAAGAATACGACTTAGAAAGAGCAGGAGCAAATCCGCAAATGGAAGTATTCAAAAGAACAAAGGCAGAAGACATAGAAGTTTTTAAAAAAATTGCTAATTACTTTGGCATGGAAGAAGCAACAATTAAGTTTCATAACCAAATAACAGGACAAATGTTAAATTGGCATATAGACAATTTTGCGGGTCGTAAAGAACGCGGAAATAGTTTTGTAGAAATAGAAGCAGATAAGAACCCTGAGCTTATGAGAAGGTTTGTTATTATGTTAGATGATTGGAAACACGGACAAGTGTTTTCATTAGGTAATAGCAACTGGCATCAATGGAGTAAAGGACAATGTATAACATGGGAGTGGCGGGATATACCACACGCCACTTGTAACATGGGTTGGGACAATAGGCCAATGTTACAAATTACTGGACTAACTACAGACCTCACAAGAGATCTAGTACAGTTTGGTAGTTTTAATAATGTGGTAGACATATAGGAGAAATACAATGAGTATTTTCAAAGGATGGCCTACTCTAACTGAAATTTTCTTTGGTAAAGAAAAAGCAAAAGAAACGGCCAAACCAAAAAAGGCACCAACAGTAGCATATAAAGTAGAGCCTAAAGCAAAAGCAACACCTAAGGCTACAGCAAAACCTAAAGCAACACCTAAGGCTACAGCAACAAAAAAAACTGTTGCTAAACCTACAAAAAAAGCTCTTGCTAAACTAACTAAAAAACAGTTAGAAGAAATGGGTAGAGAAAAAGGTATTGAATTAGATAGACGTTTATCAAAAGATAAACTAGTTAAGCAACTACATAAAGCATTATAGGTAATTAATGAACACTAAAATTTTAGACAGGCTGTGTACTATGTTTAAATCTAGTCCACAACTATTAGATGACAATAAACTTTTACAGCAGGCAATCAATGGAACTTTTGGTGTTGACATTAAAGATATTAATTTTACCAATGTTAAAGATTTAACAGAACTTATCCACTATCATGTACTTAAAAAATACTTTGCTACTGTTTGGCAACCTATTACAAAAAAGTACAAGTATAGTGGATTAAGTATTATAGATGAAGTTAATAACTTAAAGCCTTTACGAGTTTTAGACTTAGGCTGTGGCTATAATGAATTCAAAGGAAAGATCAACAACCTAACTGGTGTAGATCCGTACAATGAAAGAGCAGATATTAACAGTAGTATATTAGAATACAAACCAACTGAAAAATATGATATTACTATTTGTTTAGGTAGCATTAATTTTGGTACTGTAGATAAAATATATGCTGAATTAAAGAATGCTGTAAACTTAACAAAGACTAGCGGTTTATTATATTTTAGAGTTAATCCAGGAGAACAGCACAAGGCTCCTGAAGCACAATGGATAGAATTTTTTAATTGGACTAATGAGTTTATTATTAATTCTGCTAGTGCTTTAAATTGTAGTATCTTAACCCTCGAACAAGAAGTAAATGACAGAGGAGTCAGGTATTATTTTGTGCTAAGAAAAAACGATAAATAAAAATGTAATACAGAGCTGTATTATACTCCACAATACACAAACTTAGACGAGTGTCAGGGTTCTTAGTGTAGCAAACAATCAAAAACAAAATAATTATCCAAGCATTTCGCTTGTATAATTCTGATTATTAAAAGGAAAATAGAAATGAAAAAATTATTAATGGCACTAGTACTAACACTAGGCATTACAGGATCAGCATTTGCTGAAACGTTTACGTTTGTTGTACCGCAAAAGCCGGGCTCAGGAACAACAGTATGGACAGAAATTGTTCTCAAAGAACTACAAAGATTCTTACCAAATGACACTCTAAAACTTAGAAACTTTCCAGGCGCTAGAGATATTCCTGCAGTTAACGCCTTTCAAAACGAACTAAGATTTGATGATACTATTGTTATGGTATCGCATGGTGGTAATGGTGTATCATTCTTACAAGAAGATGTTGACTATAACTATGCTGATTGGGAATCAATTGGCATGATGAACTTAAACATTATTGTTGGTAAGAGATTAGATGCTGATATGGAAAACATTATCTTTGCTTCAAAATCAGGTCGTGTACCTGACGCTATGGGAATGGCATTGTTATTATGTGGCCCAGGCAAATCAATTGATGAATATTCTGCTTGTTTCAAATCACACGTTAACTGGGTTCCAGGATTTGGTAACGGTGGTGCTAGACGTTTAGCATTTAAACGTGGTGAACTAACTGTTGACAGAGAAAACCCTGCGGCATACAAAAAACATATTGCTCCTAATGAGGAAGCAGAAGTTTGGTTCCATCATGGTATTCTACAAGCAGACGGATCACACGCTGACGATCCTAACTATCCAGGAAAGCAAATGGAAATCTTATTTGAAGAAAAATGGGGTGTTGCTCCATCAGGTCCAATGTATGATGCTTACAAACTTGTAAAATCATTCCGTGACTCTTTACAAAAAGCGTTCTGGGTAAACAAAGGCAATCCTAATGCTGAGAAATTACAGGCGGCTTTGTTAGAGATGTCTAAAGACCCTCAAGCAATCAAGGCTATCCAAAAGAAAGTTGGAAAGTATGATTGGATTATTGGTGAAGCAGGCAACAATCAAAGAGATACGTTGATGTCGTTCATTACAGAAGATTCACTGAAAGATTTAATCAAGTTTTCAAATGATGCTTTGAATATTCCAGCAGTATACAAAGACAAGTTAGTGAAATAATGACAAACATTTTAGTAATTACCGGGCCTCAAGGGTCCGGTAATCACCTTTATTCCAAAGCATTATCATTACATGATGATGTATCAGGTTGGGATGACCTGTTAAGAGAGTATTGGATAAATCACGATGCGGCACCGTTTAAAGATATTTGGTCTAAGCCTGAAACTATTAAAGACTATGATTGGTCTACTAGTAATAACTGGGTTCTTAGTGTAAGTGGACCATATGTAGATATTATAGACGGGCAAAAGCAAACAGTTTATCCTAACTACAAAGAAGTATTAAGTGAATTGAACAAAGTAGGAAACCTTCAAGTTGGCATTATTGGTAGAGATCAAAATATTATGGCACAAGGACAGTTAAGAAAAAGAGGTGTAGAAAGTTATCACAACTTTCTTAATAAGATTGAAGATATTATAGAATATTCTCACGTTTTCTTAAGTGTAGAATTGCTGTATTTGTTTAGACATCAATATTTAAAGTCGTTAGACACTTTGCTTAATATTCCTGTAGATGCTACAGATGAAAGACTTCATTATATTCTAAACAAAGATCCAAATGCCAAGTATGTACATAGTGTTGAACATAGTTGGCTTGATAAACGTAAGCGAAATGGCTTACTAAACGATGGTAGTTTACCACACGACGAAACTAAGGTGAGCTAATGATTGAGTTAGCAATCGCTAACTTTACCTATGTCATATATCGACTAGTGGTTTCAGGACCACTAGTTAAATTTTTAAACAAATATTTAACTTACTATTGGGCAGTATTCTTTATGGCCCAATTAAGTTTTATATACGATAACTTTGTATTCTACAATTATTTTCAAGCAGATTCGTTTCTATGGCTTGACATCATATGGGCAGATGTGTTATACTCAATAAGAGTATTAATGGCTTGGTGGGTTATCAAGCAGTTATGGAATTGGATAGGCAACTATTGGGTAGCAGTATTTTTAGGTGCTCAATTAACTTTTATAGTTGACTACTTTATATTAGGAAGTGTATATACATGAAGAATTGGATATTTTTTACAGGAGCACCAGGGAGTCGCTGGAGCGGAGTAAGTCAACATATTAGAGACCACGGCACTAACGTAGACAACACAGATTTAGTACCTGAGAAAACATACACACATCACAAGTATAGTGGACACATAGGAAACTACTACGGTCCTGGAATGCTTAACGGACAATGGTTAGATAAGGAGTTTGGGTCGTTTAACCTATGGCAAAAAGAAATAGCACAAAGTTACTTAGGTAAAGATGACGATATTAAGTTAATACTAAGTCATAACTTTGCTTATTATCTAAACAATATAAAAGAAACGTTTCCTGATAGCAAAATTGTAATGTGTTATAGGCCAGACGACGAATGTTACAACTGGTGGCATGAAGCAGGAGGTTGGGATATTAGTTATCCTAGTTATGAATGGTACAGAGATAATACAACTATGAATCATCAAATAACAGAACAAAATAAAGCAATATTAGATTTTTGTTATAAACATAATCTTACATTACGAAAGCCAGGTCGTGAATGGCTTAGAAACGAGTTTAACATTGATGCTGATTTTATATTTCAAAAAGATGTTTGGATAGCAGTCTATGATTCCAATTAAAGGATATTCTACATTTGATCCTTTAAAGCATTGCTGGGTCGGATCAGGATTTAAAGCAGAATGGTTTGAAGATTTATTTCCTAAGAATAATAAAATTTTAGATCCCCTTAAACGTATTGCTGATGAAACCGAAGAAGATTTTTTAAAATTAGTTGACATACTAGAATCTTGTGGTGTAAAAACATATAGAAGTTTTTTAAACATTGAAGGTGACGGCAAATATAAATCACTAAATGATGTATGGCGCCCACCAATGACCCCAAGAGATCATTTTTGTGTTGTTGGCGAAAAGTTATATGTAGGTGAAAGAAACGAGTTCTTAAACAAGGGTGGTATGATTGACATTGTTAATCAGGTTGATAAAAAAGACATATACATAACCGAGCAAACACTTGATACACCGTGGGAAGGCTATACACCATTTATAAGTTCAGCACAAATTTGTAGAGTTGGTAAAGATTTATTTTGGGACTCGCATGAAAGGTGGGCCGAAAATGCTCCACCTGATTTAGAAAAAGAGTTAATTGAAAACTGGAACAAAGAAGGATTTAGAGTACACAGATCACATAGGGGATATCATTCCGATGGTTGTTTTTGTGTAGTTAAGCCCGGATGTATTGTGTCGTTAAAAGATATACAAGACTACAAAACACAATTTCCTGGATGGGACGTATTATATTTGCCAGACCAATCGTGGTCTAAAGTTGATCCGTTCTTACAGATGAAATGGAAAGTTGGAGGACGCTGGTGGTTAAAAGGAGAAGAGCATAACGATCAATTAATAGAATTTGTCAACACGTGGTTAAAGGATTGGGTAGGCTATGTAGAAGAAACAGTTTTTGATGTTAATATGTTATCTATTGATCAAAATACAATTATATGTAACAACTATAACAAAGAAGTGTTTGACCACTTTAAAAAGCATAAAGTAGAGCCTATAATATTTAACTTTAGGCATAGGTATTTTTGGGACGGAGGAATACATTGTATAACACAAGACTTATATAGAGAAGGAAAATTGGAGGATTACATTGGTTAATAAAACAGTAGTTCATTATTTTAAACATAAATGGAAACGAGACAAGGAGGGAAACCAAGTGGACAAAAATACAGTAAACAAATATTTTGGTAGTAACTGGAAACCAGATTATAAGCACTATGAATACAGTGGCTGGGCATTATTAGACAAAGTAGGACCTAACGATACAGTAATTGATATTGGTTGTGGTTTTAATTCATTTAAAGAAAAGTTAGGTGACCGACTTTATGGCTTTGACCCTGCTAATGATAAAGCAGACGAAGTAGTAGGAATTGAAGAATTTGAAGCAAATGGGAAACAATGGGATATAGCATTTGTTTTAGGTAGTTTGAATTTTGGCACAGCAGAAGATGTTGAACCACAAGTTCAAAAAGCAGTTGATCTAGTAAAACCGGGCGGTATATTATATTGGCGACAAAATCCAGGAATAGGAGATCATCCTTGGAAAGGTGTTGAAGAAATACAGTTTTTTCCTTGGACATTTGAACTTAATTATGAATGGGCTAAAAAATATGGTTGTGAAGTACTTGAGTGTAAATGGGACGCCCAAAGTGATAGAATATACTCAGAATGGAAAAAACTTTAAAAAAAGGTTGACTTTCACACTGGTTCTATGTAATAATGTACTTGTTAAATAAAAATTTAACAACGGAGCCAGTTTTTATTATCATTTTTAGCAAGGAGTGATAAATATAAATGTTAAGACATAATTGGAATTATGTTTTATCAAGGCAATTAACAAAGGCACATAGGAGGCATATATTATGGCATCACTTGCGGAAATACGAGCTAGGCTACAAGCTCAAGAAACACGCCAATCAGGCAGTAGCACAGGAGGAGATAATGCTATCTTCCCTCACTGGAACATCCAAGAAAACGAAAGTACTACATTAAGGTTTCTCCCTGATGGAGATTCTAGTAATACATTTTTCTGGGCAGAACGTCAAATGATTCGTTTACCTTTCCAAGGTATTAAAGGCGACGTTAATAGCAAACCTTGTACGGTACAAGTTCCGTGTATGGAAATGTGGGAACCAGTTGGTTCATGTCCAATCTTGACTGAGGTTCGTCCTTGGTTTAAAGACAGCTCACTAGAGGACATGGGTCGTAAGTACTGGAAGAAACGTTCGTACGTTTTCCAAGGATTTGTTAGAGAAAATCCTCTAACTGAAGATTCAACTCCAGAAAATCCAATCAGACGTTTTATTATGGGGCCACAACTCTTTAATATTATTAAAGCAAGTTTAATGGATCCAGAAATGGACGAATTACCAACAGATTCAACTGCTGGACTAGATTTTCGTGTAACAAAAACCACAAAAGGTGGCTATGCTGATTATTCAACATCTAAATGGGCTCGTAAAGAAACTCCATTAAGTGCTGAAGAACAAACAGCAATTGACACACATGGGTTGTTTACATTGAATGACTTCTTACCTAAGAAACCGTCAGAAACTGAACTTAACATCATCAAACAAATGTTTGAGGAATCAGTTGATGGCAAGCCTTACGATACCGAGAAATTTGGTGCTTATTATCGTCCGGCTGGTGTTAGTGCTCCTCAAGGCAGTACACAAACAACTACTTCTACTACGGCAACACCGTCTCCCGCTCCGGCTGTTTCAACACAGCCAGTTGCTGAAACTACAACAGAAGAAGTTAGTACTCCAGCACCGGCTCCAGTAGCAAAGGCTGAGGCTCCTGTTGAAACAACTTCTGCTAAAAAGGCAGATGATATTCTAGCAATGATTAGAGATCGTCAACAGAAGTAAATCTTAGTAAGTCAGTGTAACAGGCTTCGGTCTGTTACACTTTTAATTAATCAAGGAAGGCAATTATGGCAAAACCATTTGACGTAAGTAAGTTTAGAAAAGATATAACAAAATCAATTGACGGATTGTCAATTGGATTTCACGATCCAACAGATTGGGTCTCAACAGGTAATTACTGTTTAAATTATTTAATTAGTGGAGACTTTAATAAAGGTGTACCACTAGGCAAAGTAACCGTGTTCGCTGGAGAGTCAGGAGCAGGTAAGAGTTATTTTGCGGCTGGTAATATTGTAAAACACGCTCAAGAGCAAGGTATTTTTGTAGTACTAATTGACTCTGAGAATGCTTTAGATGAAACATGGCTTCATGCTTTGGGTGTAGATACTTCACCTGAAAAACTTTTAAAGTTATCAATGAGCATGATTGACGATGTAGCAAAAACTATTTCAACATTTATGAAAGATTACAAATCCATGGAGCCTGAAGAAAGGGCAGATACAAAAGTAATGTTTGTAATTGATTCATTAGGTATGTTATTAACACCAACAGATGTAGATCAGTTTGATAAGGGCGATATGAAAGGTGATATGGGTAGAAAACCTAAAGCACTTACGGCTCTTGTTCGTAATACTGTTAATATGATTGGTGCTTATAACGTAGGTATGGTATGTACAAATCACACTTATGCTTCACAAGATATGTTTGACCCAGATGATAAGATATCAGGAGGACAAGGATTTATCTATGCTAGTTCTATTGTAGTAGCAATGAAGAAATTGAAACTAAAAGAAGATGAAGCAGGCAATAAAATTAGTGATGTAAGAGGTATTAGAGCAGGTTGTAAAGTTATGAAAACAAGATATGCTAAACCTTTTGAAGGTGTACAAGTTAAAATTCCTTATGATAGAGGAATGGATCCTTATAGTGGATTACTTGACATGTTTGAAAAGAATGGTGTAGTTGTTAAAGACGGCAATAAACTCAAATATACATCTAGTACTGGAGAAGAAATTAAAGAATTTCGTAAGCAGTGGACCGGAGAACGATTACAGGTTGTAATGAACGATATCATTTCCGGAGCAAAAAATACAAAAGATGATAATATAAGTAGTGCGGAAGAAGAAATTCCCGAGGATCAATTTGATAACGAATAAGGAGAAAAGATGTCAATAGATACTGATATTATCGTTGAAACCTGGTCGGTGCTTAAAGAATATATACCCGAAAAAGATAGGGAAAAAGCAGGAGAGCATTGGATAGGTATATTACAAGACAACGGGGCCGACAGAGAATTGTTAGACGCCCTAGCAGAAGCAGATGATGTGTTAGAAACACCAATTGCTGAAATTCTCGAAGAAGAGAATTACGAAGAAGAAGATGACGACGAGATGTATGAGGATTAATGAATATTAATAATCAAAACTGGTATTCTAAAGTAGTAAATAATCTAGGAAATTTACCCGATTTCCTAGATTACTACAATGGTGTATTAATAACAGCACGTCAAGAATCAAATATTCACGGCAACATAGAAACAAATCTTAAAGAGTTGCCAGCACAAACAGAAGTAAGGTTTAGCGAACTTCAAGAAATTGAGGCTGTGCTAAACTTTCTTAATATACAATTAAGAAAAATCAGACGTAAACATTTTAAAAATTATTTAGAAAGTTATGCTAGAGCATTGTCAACAAGAGATGCTGAAAAGTATGTTGACGGTGAAGATGAAGTAATTGACTTTGAAACGTTAATAAATGAAGTAGCACTTTTACGAAATAGATACTTAGGTATTATGAAAGGACTGGAAGCAAAACAATGGCAACTAGGACATATAACACGTTTAAGAACAGCAGGTATGGAAGATGTTAGCCTATAAAAAAGCAAGAAAGTTGTTTGCTGAATGGGATAGCATTAAAGACACAACATATGATCTTTTTGTAGCACGAAAGAAAAGTTCAATGTACTCTACATTAAACATTTTAATGGAAGATATGAATAGATCTTGTAACGACTATAATAGAATTAATAACAAAACAAATCTGTACAGATTAATTACAAAATATAAAAAGGCAAAAGATTATTTTGATAATTATAAGTATGAATCAACAATATTAGGAATATCAAATGGATCTACTATTAAGCAATAATCAAACTAGAGGCCTTCACGCTAGAAAATTTTTAGAAGAACTTTATCAACACCCTGACTTAATGTTAAGTATTAATTCAGTTTTAGACATTGATTGTAATACTGGAGTAGATTCAGAATGGTGGGCAACACGTATGGATTATGATGAAAAAGATCCTAAGCCTTTAGAAATTGATGTAACAGCAATAAGTAGAGTTCATGAAATAAACAAACAAGTTAAAGAACTAGATAGAGTAGAGTATCTGCAAACACCTACTGATTTTTGGACCGTATTAGAATCAAAGTATGATGTTGTTTGGTGTCATAATGTATTACACAAGTATCACAACTTTTATAATGTGTTACAAAAAATTAATAGTTTACAAGAAGTAGACGGTATGCTTTGTATAACAGTTCCAAGAATACACAACATATTTTATAGTGAACCTGATTATAGATTGTATCCTGAGTGTCATACAGATATTAATATAGTAAATTTAATTTACGGCTTGTCTTTAGCAGGGTACGATTGTCGTGATGCTTATTTTATGCAAGAAAAAAATAGTAACTTAATTAAGGCAGTAGTATATAAAAATACAGACATTATATATGACTTGGATGAAGTTACACCATACGACTTAATGGAAATGGATAGGCTACCTGGATCAATGGTAAATCAACTTAATAAGTTTGGTTACATTAGTAATAAGAATTTATTTCTTAGTTGGTTGGACGGTACTCTTGTAGACTATTCAACAATCTAGCCCACGGTATACCTTTAGAAATCTCTTCAACTGTCCATTCAGTATGTGCTAATTCTATTAGCCATTGTTCTCTATTAGGCCTTAAATTATCTAAGTTCTTAGGGTGTACACTTACAGGATAAGTTAAACTTTCAGGACCAGTCCAAGATGCTACACCATTTATAGTAGCCTCCATTGCTGGATTGCTACTTTCACTAACAACTAACTTTGTATTTTCTAATGCTTTAGTAAAATCAAAGTTATCGTATGTACCTTCTATTTGGATAGCATCTGTATATTGTACATTATATTTTTTCTTTAAATTAATTTCTTCTTTATAGTGTATTCCTCGTTTATGACGAGGATGATCTCTTATTAATATCTGAGCATCGGTGTGATTTTTTATTTCAAGTATTCTATTTTCATAGTATTGATCTATATGAGGTAAGTTGATCCATTGTTCACTTTTTTGGTGTTGCCCACATATAATAATATTATCCCCAAGCAAGTTCCAAGGTTTTAATTTTATACCTAACTGTTTAGGCCTATCAATGTCTAAGTTTTCTTTGTTACAAAAATTAGCACGACCGTTAATACCATCTATTCCAACTTTCCATGTAACATTTCTGTTTATACCACCAACTTCTAAAACTACAACAGGTTTTCCTTGCTTGTGAAACTCATTCCACACGGCCCTATTTCCTGCCATTTTTCCGTTCCATAATAATGACCAAATTACAGCAACATCGGCATCTAGTGTATTTTCTACAACTGTATCAGTTTTTCTAACAGCATTCATCATAGCCTCAAATATTGGCTTACCTGCGATGCTAGAGTTTTTGGTAAAGAAAGATACCTTCATAAAAGTATTTACAATAAATATTGTAGAATAAGTCAACAAGTGGATAGATAATCGATAATGATATACGGGTACGACACAAGTCGTAAAACAACATCTAAAGTAGTAAAATTATTTTGTAAGGGTGCTAATGGTCAAGTTAGGCGTTTAGACCAGTTAGATATAGACATCCAAAATTCAAATCCCAATGACTACTTTACTAGTTTTGGCATTTTAAGAGGTACAGCAGAAGTATATCGCAAAGCACCTAATTATATACATATAGACCATGCTTACTTTCTAGCAGGACATAAACATACAGATGATTCGTGGTACCGTGTTACTAAAAACGGTATAAACATGAAAGATATAACAAAGCATTATCCTGAAGATAGATTTAATACATACTTTAAGCAACACGTTAATATTAAACCGTGGAGTCTAAATACCAAAGGACATATATTAGTTCTCCCTCCAACTCAACCTACAGCCTGGTATACAGGAGATGAAGATTGGTTAGACACTACATTAGAATGGCTGAAAAACGTTACAGATAGAAAAGTTATTGTTAGGTATAAACCTCCAGTAACACACGTTGACGAAAATGGTTTTCCAGTAGGTAGTTTACAATTTGAAAAAGAATTTCGTGAGATTGAACCTCTTATTAGGCAAACAACGTTTGAAGAAGATTTAGAAAATGCTTATTGTGTGGTTGCTTATAATAGTGGAGCAGTAGTTAAAGCAACACTAGAAGGAGTTCCTGTATTTTCAACAGAATATGCTTCTTCAAAATCTGTAGCATTTGATTGGAATGATATAGAAAATCATAGTAAGTTAAAAGAAGAACCAAATAGGCAACAATATTTTAATGCTTTGTCTTATCATCAATTTACGTTAGGTGAAATGAAAAATGGAGAAGCATGGCAGTTAATTAAAAAGTGGGTAATATGACAGTAGATAGATTTTCTAAAAATAAAGTTTTTAAACTTGGGTTCAATCGAGATACAGGTAAAGATGATAAAATACTTGAGATTCATAGTAGTGGAAATACTGTATATTATGTTAAAGAACAATTAGGGCAGGGAAAAGACGGCCGTACTTATTTTTGTGAACGTAGTAACGACAACAGTACATGGATAGTAAAAATACAATCACCTTTTGGGCAAAGTTTTTATCATAGAACAGAAACAATACAAAATATTATCGAGAAAGCAAATTTAGATAAAGAATTAAGCAACACAATTAATTTTCCTAAAGAAATAAAAACAAATGGCCGAAAGTATGAAGTATTGGGATATCCTTGTAAACAACCATATCTTAAGTATGACCCAACAAATAATAGAAGTGAATGGATTGAAGCACTTATTAATTTAGCAAGGTTAAATTCTAAGTTGTTAGAAAATTATATAGCAATACATGATTTTGGATTTATTGGAATAGCACCTTTAAAAAACTCAACACTTGTAAGTGGGTTAAATTATATGAAAGACAATAATACAGGAGAAACTCGTTGGGTTGATTATGGCGGAAATGCTTTTTGTACTCTAGAAAATACTCCTGCTTTTATAGAATGGCGAAAGCATGAAGAAAAAAGTAAATTTACTTTTGCTACAAAAAAACCTATGTTAGGTGTACTTAATAGTACAATGTTAAAGTGGTATTTTTTATTACATATAGAATATCATGTTACACAATATGATGACTTACATACTAAAAATTTAATTGAAGGTCTTGCGGCAATGCTACAGACTAGTAACAAATTTACTAAGATGGTTGAAACAAACGAGTCAATATTTGAGAGTGATATTTGTAAACAACTTATTAATAAAACAGAAAATTTAAATTGGACAAAACCAGAAACATGGAATATAGTCCAGCAAACATTGAAAGGAATAGTGTAGTGTATACATAATAGTAGCACTAGGAATAAAGTAACATGAAAACATTTAAACATCGAGTAGACGACTTTTTTAAATGGGTTAAAGGTACTGAATTAGTTGAGTTAGACGAAATAGATGTATCAGAAGATCCTGTAAGACCGGAACTAAGTTTGGAATTTAGAAAAAGTTATAGCCGTAAAATTTACGGATTAAGGTATGAAGATCAAATAGAGGGTATTATTTGTGTAGCATATTGTAATGATGTCCCTCAAAGTGTTAGAGAGTTAGATTTAATAAGTCAAAATGCTCACTTACAAGATAACTTTAATACAGCAGTTGCTTATACTGTATGGTCTCGTAAAAGAGGAGCAGGTAAAGAGATTATGGAAAAATTACTAGCACACTTAAAAGAAAAAGGAAACATTGAGCGAGTAGTTACGTTATCGCCTTTAACTCCAATGGCTACACACTTTCATATTAGGAATGGTGCTAAACTAATTCAACATAATCATACGACACAAAATTTTGAGTATAGTTTATGATTATAAAAACAGTTACAACTTTTAATAGCCGGTTATATGAAGAATACGCTCATAGATTTATGTCGACTTATAATTGGCCGTTTGAGTTGATTGTTTATAGTGAAGACGAAATATCAAATGTAAAAACTCTTAATACATTTGATCTTATACCTAAATGTAAAGAGTTTGTTAACAGGAACAAAGACAGAGAACTTCCTGATCTTAAATTAGATACTTTTAAATTTGATGCTGTTCGATTTTGTTACAAAGTGTATGTGTATACACATGAAATATTAAGGCAAATAGAATTAGGTGAAGCAGACGGGTTAATATGTATAGATGCTGATAGTGTATTTTATAATCCAATTGATATAGAATGGATGAAAAAGAATATACACCGAAATGAGTGTATGGTAACATACTTAGGCAGACCAGATTATACAGAGTGCGGATATTTGTATTTTAATTTAAAACATGCTGATACTAAAAAATATGCTGAAGAAGTACAAGAAATGTATAATTCAGATATGTTATATAACGAACAAGAATGGCATGACAGTTGGATATGGGACGTAATAAGAATAAGATTTGAAAAACTTTTTAACACTTTAAATTATAATATAGGTGATAATCAAAAAGGGCATGTACAATGTAGAAGTGTATTAGGACAAATATATGATCATACAAAAGGCCCCCGAAGAAAGAAAGCAGGAAGAAGTGGAGAATTTAAAGGCCATGAATAACATTTATATAGGTTGGGATAGTAGAGAAGATATTGCTTATCAAGTTTGTGAGCATAGTATACTTAATAGATCTAAAACTACAAACGTAATTCCTTTAAAGCAAAACGAGTTACGTGACTCAGGAACATATACTAGAGATATAGATAAGTTAGGAAGTACGGAATTTACATTTACTAGATTCTTAGTTCCGCACTTACAAGAGTACAGCGGTTGGGCCATGTTTTGTGATTGCGACATGGTATTCTTAATTGATGCTCAGGAAGTATTTGATCAAGTAGATGACAAGTTTGCTGTAATGTGTGTACAGCACAACTACGACGTTAAAGAAGGAAGGAAAATGGACGGACAATTACAACTGCCATATCCACGTAAAAACTGGAGTTCTATGGTTTTGTTTAATTGTGGCCATCCTAGCAATAAAAAGTTAACTAAGGAACTTGTTAATGATCCTAACATAACTGGAAAATACCTCCATAGGTTTAGTTGGTTAGAAGACTCAGAAATAGGCGAATTAGATTATAGTTATAATTGGCTAGTTGGCCATTATACAGAAACAGAAACTACGAAGCCTAAAGTGTTACATTATACATTAGGTGGGCCGTGGTTTGATAACATGAGAAAGTGTGAATACAGTGATGTTTGGAAAAAAGAAGTCATTAATTTATACAGTAGTCAATAGTGCCAGATTCTAGAATAGTGCTGTGTACGGGCGGATTTGACCCCTTACACGGTGGACATATTGCCTATTTAAAAGCCGCAAAAGCATTAGGGGATATACTTATTGTAGGTTTAAATTCTGATGAATGGCTGGAGCGTAAAAAGGGTAAAGCCTTTATGCCCTGGAACGAGCGTCTTACTATTTTAAATAGTTTAGAAGTAGTAGACGAAGTGTTCACGTTCATGGATGACGATGATACTGCTATTAATTTTATTAAGCAAGTTAAAGCACACTATCCTATTACAGCATATAAATTAATCTTTGCTAACGGTGGTGACAGGACAGCAGACAATATACCAGAAATGGTTTTTGATGATGTTGAGTTTGTATTTGGTGTAGGCGGTGAAGATAAAAAGAATTCGAGCAGTTGGATATTAAAAGAATGGTCATCACCTAAAGTTGAGCGTAATTGGGGATACTATAGAAACTTGTATAAAGGTAAAAACTTTATGGTTAAAGAACTAGTTATTAATCCGCAAAGTAGTTTGTCAATGCAACGACATAAACATAGAAGTGAAACTTGGAACTTAGTTAGTGGCAATGCTGAGTTATTAGTTAACTGGACAGTAATGGGAGATCCTTTTGATGGAGCAAATGTCTGGAAATTATCTCCGCAAAATCCAGTTGACATTCCAAAAAATTATTGGCACAAAGGTAGAAACAATACTGATGAGCCAGCACATATAGTTGAGATATGGAAAGGTGATACTGAACACTTAACAGAAGATGATATTGAACGTTGGTATACAGGTGGGGAAGTTGAATGAAAAATGTAGAAGGTTGGTGGATGCCAGATTATGATACACATTTTGAAAATTATATGTCTAACGGACAATATCAACAATACGGTAGGGACATTACTCTCGGATATGTAAAAGACTTTAATACTGTAGCCGTAGATGTCGGTGCTAATATCGGATTTTGGACAAAACCTCTTTGTACAAAATTTAACCATGTCCATGCTTTTGAACCAATGGCAGATAATAGAGAGTGTTTAGAAAAAAATGTTACTAGTGAGAATTATACATTATATTATGTAGCACTAGGTAAGGAAAATCTAAGAGACCAGCCAGTTTATGTTAATGGCGGTTCGTGCGGAGCATCGTCATTAGATCCTACTAAAGCAAAAAGAATTTCAGAAATAGTAACAGATGTCACGACATTAGATGGTTACAACTTAACTAATGTAGGATACATGAAGATAGATGTACAAGGTACAGAAAAAGAAGTAATATTAGGGTCATTAGAAACATTAAAAAATAATGACGTATGTTTAGTAGTAGAATTACCTAGACGAACCACAGAAGAAAAACAGTACCACACTGAAGTAAAAGAACTATTATCAACAATTGGTTATACTTGGCAAGAGCAACAGTATAAAAAAGAGGCTGTGTTTTTAAAATGTTAGCATTTGGTTGTAGTATTGTAGCAGGTGAAGAAATAGAAACAGAACCAACTATACCTAAGTTGTTTGCTGAGCACATTAACGAACCACTAGAGAATTATAGCAAAGCAGGTTCAAGTAACGAAGAGATTCTTTTTACAGCATACGAAAATATTAAATTAGGACATACTATATTAGTAGGTATAACTGATATTAGTAGAGTATATTGGCCACACGTTGATACTAATAATATGCAAAGTCAATCAATTAGTAACAGAAGGGAACCCAAGTTTCCCTTACAAGGATTGAAGAAAACACTTGACCATTATGTTAAATTTTGCTATAATGAACATACATTAGAACATTATTACTATAAGAGATTTAAACACCTCGAGCAATACTGTCAACAACTAGGCAATAAAATATATTTCTTTACAAGCATAGCATCAACTGATTCTCAACTAACACAATTTCATGGCAATAACTGGCACACAAAAACATCACTTGTAAACTATTGTGATGACAACAATTTAGGTAGGATGCCAAAAGATCATCCTACAAGTAAAGCACACCAAGAATATTTTAAAGAAATGGTAAAAGAGTATAAATTATGAAAGCAAAACTAGTAAGTTACAGTAAAGCAACTCCGGATTTTGAAGCAGAAGGTCTTGATAATTTACAAGAACTTATAGCCTACTGTGCCAAAGTGAGCAATCCAGCAAATCAAATTAACAAAGAAACAAGTGAAAGATTAATCAAGTATTTGATCAAACATCAACACTGGTCTCCACTTGAGATGGTCAATGCTACATTAGAAATAGAAACAACAAGGGATATTGCCCATCAAATAGTAAGGCATCGTAGTTTTAGTTTCCAAGAATTTAGTCAACGTTATGCTGATCCAACTACAATGGAAGATTGGTATACTATGAGAGAAGCACGTTTACAAGATCCTATTAATAGGCAAAATAGTATTGACACAGATGACGTAGACTTAACTATTGAGTGGTTTAAAAGACAAAGTGAAGTACAACAAGCATCTGAAAGAGCATACCAGTGGGCTATTGATAATGGTATTGCTAAAGAGCAGGCCCGTGTAGTATTGCCAGAAGGCATGACTAAAACAAGGTTATATATGAACGGTACAATTCGTAGTTGGGTACATTATATTGAATTGCGAAGTGCTAATGGTACACAAAAAGAACACATGGAAATAGCACATGCCTGTGCTAAGATTATTTCTGATATATTTCCTTTGATTAAAAATATCAAATGACAGTAGGTAGTAAAATTTAATGAATAACGTAGCATGTGTTTGGATTCCGCCTAAGTATAATGTATCTTATGTAGAAACACTCTACAATAGTGTGAAAAGAAATCTAACACAGTCATTTAACTTTTACTGTTTAACAACACACCCGCAAGAAATTACAAACCCTAATATAATACCAATAGTATTAGAAGTAGATCCTATGTTTGATAACGATGCTAGAAAGTGGTGGTATAAATGTAACTTGTTTAATAAGCATAAATGGTCGGGGCAAGTATTATATTTAGATTTAGATACTGTAGTTGTAGGGTCTTTAGACAAGTTCTTTGAATGGGAAACAGATCAGTTTAGAATATGTCAAGACTTTAATCGCCATGGCATAGCCGACTATAGCATAAGTAATAGTAGTGTTATAGGATTTCAAGCAAATGCTTACACAAATATTTACAATGACTTTCAAAACGAAAAAACAACAAATATTAAAAGACATAAAGGTGACCAAGATTGGTTGTCTAGGATATTTCCCAATGATACAAAAAAATGGTGGCCTAAAGAGTGGGCTATGAGTTATAAATGGGAAGTATTAAACGGCGGATTAAAACGTATGGGTACAACAGAATATAAATCAGATAAGACTGTATTACATAACAATACAAGTATATTAGTTTTTCATGGTAAACCCAATCCAGGTGATGTATTAGATGATCCATTAATATTGGAGAATTGGAAATGATATCAACTGGAAAGTGTAGACATGGAAAGTTTACTTGGTTTGACAATGATGTTATCATTGGAAAAAGTTTAGCAACATACGGTGAGTATTGTGAATGGGAAATAATGTGCTTAGAGCAGTTAATTGAACCAGAATGGCATATTGCTGACATTGGAGCAAACATAGGAACACACTCAGTACCTTTTAGTAAACTAGCACATAAAGGTCATATACATGCTTTTGAACCAAATGAATTATCTAGAGGTTTATTAGAACGTAATTTATTACAAAATCAAATTACTAATACTACAGTATATCCTTATGCTTTAAGTAGAAGTGCTGGAAATAGGTACCTAAGTAACTATAATCCTCAAAAACCGGGCAATTACGGTGAGGCTAGTTTAAACAATAGTAGCGAAATGATGGAACTAGTGCCTACTATGCGATTAGATCAAGTACAGTTTGAAAGATTAGATCTTATTAAATGTGACGTAGAAGGTGAGGAGCCAAATGTATTTAAAGGTGCTAAACGTACATTAGAAAAACATTTGCCAACTTGCTTTATTGAATGTAATGATGAGGTAAATCTCAAGCCATTATGGAATAGATTTAATAAGTTAGGGTACACTCAAATGTATTGGTGCCCTGTTAGGAATTTTAATCCTGATAATTATAAAGGATTTACGAAAAATGTATTTGGTAGCGGTGGAGTAATTAACGTAATGTTTATGTCACCTAAAAGAAAAGTTAACTTTCAGTATTTAGAAGAAGTTATTGGCCCTGAAGATAGTTATAAAAAGATGTATGAGAGAGCAACTTTAAATCAAAACGCGGCAAAGAAACTACTTTAAAAATTCCCCTGATAGAAATTCAATTTTTTTATTATCTTCGTCTGAAATTTCCAAACCGTTTTTAGTAGTAGGAGGTATACTACCTATTATTAGACTTTTATTAGGCAATAACTGTTTTAAATTTTTATACCATTTTTGAATTAATCCTAGTCTACTTTCTACCATAAAGACGTTACGGATTCTTGTAGCATTAATTGAAGCAATAGGACTTGAATCAAATATGTTACTAATCCATAAAACTGTAGGTTTGTTATCTAAACTAGAAAATATTAGTTCTTGACCAATATTATCGTGTGCTATATTAACAGTACACCATGCGATGTCACCATTTACTTCTGCTTGTTTTAGTTTAGCCATAGTTTCTACAATATTTTCAACTCCGCCCCATTTTTTAATTTCTTGTTTCCACATATTATCCCATTCCTTAGGACCGGCACCTGGTCGTGTGCCTTCGTTAATTTGCCCGCTGGCTATTAATATGCTTTTAGCAATAGGATGTTCCATGGCCCAATCATGTAATGGGTATGAACCGTCCCAAGACAGTATCATTTCTTTAGCAAAACAAATAGGAAAACTACTAACATCAAATAAAACTAATTTATTATCCGGTTTCCAATTAAGTTCACGTAGCAACCAAGCAAATTTTAACCCGCTTGGCAACATAACAAATTGATCAAACTCTTTTTTGTTTAACTTTGCTTTCTTAACAAACTTATTTTCGTATTTTTCTGTATTATACATGTGGTGAACTAATGTGTAGCCGCCTAATGTAGTTGTTATAGCATTTCTACTGTAATCTTCTGTTTGCCAATCTTTAACGATTGCTACTACATCTTTATATTCTTGAGTATCTATTACTGCTTGAGATCTTAAATTAACACCGTATTTGCTACTATTATTAAAACTATCATTTATAGCCGTAATAGACCCACAAGGTGTAGTAACAGAAGTTATTTCATTATCTAGTTGGTACTTTGCTAATAACATTAATATATCTTCATTAACAATGTGGTTGTTTTTATGACAAATAAAGTATCCTTTAGTTTCGTTAAGAGATGGATCTTGTACTATTTTATCGTCTATACAATATGAGGCTATCTTTATAAGAAATAATGTGTTTCTATCTAATTGACTAGAGTTATCTAATACAAATGTATAGTTTTCTCGGAGATATTGATATATGTCGTGATATTTCATCGTATTACCACCGGTCTTTTTGCTGTATAGACTTTGTTATCGCTATCTATAAAAGGTAAACTACCGTGTACAGCGTCATTACTATTTAATTTTTTCTTAAAGTCTTCAAAAAATTGTAACTCGACTTCTTTATTCATTCCAGACCACATTCTACTACCGTAACTAGCAAAAATATTGCTTACAAACCAAAATGCTCTGCCTTTACAAAGCGTAGATAGTTTCTTTGTTAAAAGATTATCAGACATGATGTTTAAATTAGCAATAGATAGTTTACCATTTGCTTCAGCCCATTGCCATTTTCTAAAGAAACGTAAAAATGCTTCTTCTCCAACTTTAGGGTCTTCGCTATTGTCTATTCTTGCCCATCGTAACATTTCATGATCCCACATATTTTGTAAATGCTGTTTGCCTTCGTCGGTAATAGTTGTATGATCATCTTTAGGTGATATAATACCTGCTTTAATCATTATAGATTTTGCTGTTTCGTTTGTTGTAACAAAATCTACATATGATTGATCCCATGGAGACCAATAATGTACTAAATTTGTAATATATGTTAGTGCTGGCCCGTCAATATTAAACAATGTTAAGTATTCTTCTTTTGGATCCCAATTATTTTTTTCTAGTAACCATGCCCATAACCAACCTGAACTTACTAATACATAATGGTTAAAGTCGTTATTATCTAATTTTTCAAAAGGATCTTTGTATTGTTCTGTATTAAAGGCAAATAAATTGTTTAACCAAGGACTAATAATTTCGTTAATTCGTAAAGTTGTTAAATCTGTACAATGCGGACGGTCAACACTTTCAAATTTTCTTAAATTAGTATCAATTTTTATATTTTCCAATGATTGAAATTCATGTATAATGTGTATATCGCCTGTGCTTATACCAGTTTGTAAAGTATCAAGTTTTATCATTAATTGTACGAACAAAGTTTCACTAAATTTAGCATCACGTTCTACTATAATATAATAGTTGTGCTTACCTTGTGCTATTACACTATTAATATCTTCTATATTATCAATAGTACAAATTTCGTCAACTACATTGCCTACTAAAATACTATAAAATTCTGTTTCCTCGTTTGGTGCTACTAAGACTAGAAGAGTTTCTTCTATTAATCTATCTTGATAACGTGTATAATCGTTTTCTTCTATCAAATACTTTTCATAATCAGTGTCACTATCGTGGCTTTTTTCTGTATAATTATTCATATTCGTCTGGAGCCTCGCCCTCTTCTACATATTCTGCCATATTTTCCGTCAACCAATGGTGTTTGTTTAAGTCTTTTTCGTTTTCGTAGTATACATATTGTCTAAACGGATTAATACGGTCGTCAAAAGAATGAACTTCTTGCCCTTCTTGTAAAAACTTACAAACCCAATACCAACCATAAAACAATCTTTCACTGTCTATTGTTTTATCTGTACCTGTTGATGATAATTTTCCGTCGTTGTTTATTACTTCTGGGAATAGTTGCCCCGGTTCAGGTCTGTCTCTTCTATTTCCAAAAAACAATCTACCGGCTTTTTGAAAGTGTTGTAAATTTACTACCATTGTATAAGGCATAATACCCCACCATCGGTCACCTTCGCTATCTACTTTGTGTGTGACTTGCCCTAATACAGCACAATTAGGATTTTTTTCCATATAGTTCATTGCCCTTATTGTAAATTCTCTAGCAATAGTACTACCTGGTATTTGTATAATAGCAAAATTACATTTTGCTTTTTGAATTGCTTTAACTATGCCTAGTTCTACAATAGGTCCAGTATAATTAAAAGCAAACATGTCTTTTAATTCATTATGATTTGCTGTGGTAAGTTCAGAACCTAAATCACCACAATCTTTTAATGTATCAACCTTTGAATCTAAGAATTCTTTGTAATCCCATTGTATTAAAGCAACTTCATTTCGAATGAAACTCCAACTAATCATGTAATACGTCCTAATCTTGACCAGGCATGTAGCCGTCGTTTTTACTTACAATTTTACCGTCAACTTCATCTAAGTAAATTCCTTTAGACTCGTTTCTAAAACTCTTTGCTATTACCGGCGCCCAAAACTGTTCGTCAGGTGTGCCGCTAACTATCATGTGATAACGAGCTTCGTCTGAATCATTGACAACACAGTGATAATGTTCATTGGCAAATAACCACATACTGCCATCTTCAACTGGAATGTTACCCCACATGCCCATATGAAAATAACAACCATCGGGATTATTTAATGCCATATTATATACACCTAGTGGAAAAGTAGGTTCTTCGTTTTCTGGTATGTCGTGATGCCAGCGTATCATTCCACCTGGTTCTAATTTCATAAATCTAATTCTATTATAACGTTTATGATGGAAGTCGTTTTTAAAAAAGTTTGCTGTAACAGGGCATTCGTCTGCTATTTCAGTCCAGTTTAATGCTCCGGCGGCCCTTGCTTCGTTGTAATTAGCATAACCGTACTCTTCGGGAGGTAGGGTAGAGTCAGAACTTAATCCATATAAAGCAACAGCACCCCAACCAACATTATTAGAATCATTATAACTAGGAATTAATCCTCGTTCGTCTAGTGACTTTGCTTCTTTATACATCTCTTCATATGGCCAGTTAGCATGTTTTTCGAATTCTTTGTTAATCATTAACCACGGCATAAAGCAAGGATGATGACCGCTATGTGGATGCTCACCATCTCTAAGCCAGTCGTACATTTGTAAATTATCTAGAGGGTAAATATTGTGATCGCGAGGCCTACTAATCTTTTCGCGTTTAAGCCAGTTTTCTTCTTTTGGTGTCATATGAGTTTCCTTACTTTATGATATTTATCTGGGCATATTATCCATATGTAAATACTTGACACAGCGATTGTTGTGTGTTATAATGATACAGTATTTATAGGAGAACACAGCATTGAAATTACTATCTATCGCTCTTGAGCAAGAGTTTAATCGTAAAAATTCACCACAAGATTCAGTTTTAGTATACACAGGTGTAGGCAAAATCAATGCCACATTTGCTATTACAAAAGCAATCATACAAACAGGAGCAACTGAAGTAATTAACTTTGGTACAGCAGGATCAGTTAACGGTAAACATACAGGACTAGTAGAAGTTGATACAATTCTACAACGTGATATGGTAGCAGAGCCGTTAGCACCACGTGGAGAAACACCTTATCAGCAAGATGATTTTGCTCATGCTATAATACTTAATTCAGGTACTAATATTACACTAGGAACAGGTGATAGTTTTGTAAATACTGATGATCCGTGGTTTAAATATGCTGATATAGACATAGTAGATATGGAAGGCTATGCTTTAGCCGTTGTATGTGCTAAGTTAGGTGTAAAGTTTAGGTGCTTTAAGTATATTTCAGACAATGCCAACGAAAATGCTCAAAATGACTGGGAATCTTCACTCAAAAACGGCGAAATTGCCTTCCTAAACTGGCTCCAAAATCAAAAATAATTAAAAAAAGATTAAAAATCTAATAAAATCAATGGTTTACAAGCGAAAAAAAGACGTCAAAATGGTTGACTTTTGGCCTAATTCGTGTATAATAGTAGAGTAAGTTAAAAAAAACAATAGACAATGAAAAAGGAGTAACTATATGTCATATGTAAATATCAAGAAAGGTTCTTACAGAAACAAACCTGTTGAGAACATTATTTTCCCACTCATAAAGAACATGACTTCCGGTAAAAAAGGAATGTTTCTTACTGTTGACGGTTCAAAAGTATTTGGTCCTGATTTTAGTAAAATTAGGGTTACAGTTAAGCCAACTGGTTTTGAATTTATCGAAGATGAGCAGGATTATTTAAAACAATGTGAAACACTTGGAATGAACGAAGGCCAACAAGAAGGCGAGTTTAGTTCTCAAGTTAGTGATGAAAAACGTATTAAAGAAATTGATGAACGTTTTGAAATTTTAGATGAAATGGCGGCCAGTCTTAAAAATGGCGACATTCGTGCTTTGATTGTTACAGGCCCTCCAGGGGTTGGTAAATCATACGGTGTTGAGAAAACATTAGACGAACATAGTTTGTTTGATGATATTAGTGCTACGAAGCGAAAGTATACAGTTGTTAAAGGTGCTATGACGGCCTTAGGACTTTATGCTAAACTTTATGAGTATAGCGATCCGGGTAATGTTGTTGTGTTTGACGACTGTGACTCTGTATTGCTAGACGACTTGGCGTTGAACATTTTGAAGGCGGCTTTAGACTCAGGTAAAAAACGTAAACTAATGTGGAGTGCCGATAGTGCCAAACTTAGGGCAGAAGGTATACCAAATGAGTTTGAGTTTAAAGGTTCTGCTTGTTTTATTACAAACATTAAGTTTGAAAACGTTAAATCTAAAAAACTACAAGATCACTTAGAGGCACTTATGTCAAGATGTCACTATTTAGATCTTACTCTTGATACAATGAGAGATAAGTTTTTAAGGATTAAACAAATTGCTGACAAAGGTGATTTGTTTCAAGGCTATGGTTTTAGTAAAGAAGAAGAAAGTGAAATACTTGCTTTCATTTACGAAAACAAAAACAGACTTCGTGAAATGAGTTTAAGGACAGCTCTTAAAGTTGGTGACCTTAAGAAGATTTCCGAAAAGTGGCAGAGCTTGGCTGTATCGACCTGTATGAAACGGGCGGCATAGTTACTCCTAACCAAGCAGGGCGGGACTTGACACCCGCCCATTTTTTTTAAGGAAATTTTATGAAGATGCTTTTACCTAAAGATATAGAATACTGTATAGAAGTTATGGCTGGTTCTGTATCACCACCTAAAATTCCTAAAGGTAGACATACAGGAATTGGTATGTATATTAAACTAGCAAGGTACGATGTAAACTTTGTTAATAATGTTTCAAGTTATATACATCGTGGTCTAGGTATGACAAGTAGACAAAGGGAGTTGGCAGTAAAACTCACTGCTAAATACCGTAAGCAATTCCGTAATTTAGGAGTTGATGTTACACTAATTACAAAAACACCAGAATTCCGTACCAACATTAGAACTGTAGACCGAAGCAAACGATTTGATTGTGACGATAACTTAGTTTATCTATATTTTCCTTATAATCAAGACATGATTAAAGAAGTCAATACAATGCTAAGAGAAAATGTTTTAATTCACAATGCTGATTCAAATTGGGATCAAGAAGAAAAGAGATGGCAAATTAATAACACTGAAGGAAATTTTATTACATTGTATAATTGGGCAAAAGAAAATACTTTTGAATTTTCAAATTTGAGCATTGAATACTTTAATAAGTTAGATAAAATTATTCAAAACAAACATGATTATGAAATTCGTGCTACTCTTAAAGATGAAAACTCTTTACAGATACACAATGCTCCAAAAGAATTAGAAGAATACTGGGACGAGAATATTAAACAAAAAACATTAATTGAACAAATAAAAAGTTGCGGACTATTGGCAATAGATCTTGACAATTCAGTATTAGACAAGTATAATTTTAATAAACTACAAAAAGATATTCTTACTAATGACTATCTGAGTGTAACAGAATCAATAAGTGATGTAATAGTTACTTGTTTAGAATTAGGATTTGAAAAGATTGCTGTTGGATTGAGTAGCCATTCAGTTAGTAATGTTTCAGAAATTACAAAATTTATTGAATGGTATAAAAGTGAATATGGCAATGTTGATAATGTAATGATTAACAGTAAAAATAATGTGTTTAATAAACTTAAGGTATCAGAAGACCCAACAGATAACACAAGGATCATTATAACTGATAGGATGAGCAGGCTACAAAACAAACATTGGAATTTTAAAGCCGATGTAACAATAGGACAAGGTTTGTATAATAAAAGAAATATATTTCAAAGTAGTAAAGTATTAGACGTTGTACCGTCTAATAAAAATGAAGAATGGACAGTTGATAGTGATGAATTATTTTAATGAGTAAATGTATACTACATATTAAAGATGAAGTTAATATTAAAATTGAGGGTTTAGATCTTCATGCTCGTAAAAAACTGTCTAATAAGTTTAAGTATGAAGTTCCTTATGCTAGATATCTTCCTGCTGTAAGATTAGGAAGGTGGGATGGCAAAGTAGCATTCTTTCAGTTAGGCGGATCTACTTACACAAATCTGTTACCAGAAATTATCCCGGTACTTGAAGAACTTAATTATGACATTGAGTTAAACGATCAACGTGATTATAAAACTAACTTTAATTTTGATAGAGTTACAGAAGAATCGTATAGCCATCTTACTTGGCCAAAAGGACATGTAGTAGCAGGTGAACCTATTGTATTAAGAGATTATCAAGTAGATACAATTAATAAGTTTTTAGAGAACCCACAAAGTATACAAGAAATTGCCACAGGTGCTGGTAAGACTTTGATAACGGCTGTATTAAGTAATAAGGTAGAACCTTATGGTAGAAGTATTGTAATTGTTCCTAATAAGTCACTAGTAACACAAACAGAAGAAGATTATATTAATATGGGTCTTGATGTTGGTGTGTTTTTTGGTGATAGAAAAGAGTTTGGTAAAACACATACTATTTGTACATGGCAAAGTTTAAACATATTACTAAAGAAAACAAAAAATGCTGAAGCACCTATAAGTATTGGCGAGTTTTTAGAAGATGTAGTTTGTATTATGGTAGATGAGGTACATATGGCTAAGGCAGATGTGCTAAAAACTTTATTAACAGGTGTAATGGCACATATACCTATACGTTGGGGATTAACAGGAACAATACCTAAAGAAAACTTTGAATGGAAAAGTTTACATGTTAGTTTAGGTGATGTAACAGCAAGAATACAAGCCAGCGAACTACAAGCCCAAGGTGTATTAGCAAAGTGTCATGTTAATGTTGTACAATTACAAGACTATGGTGACCACGGCAACTATCAGCAAGAACTTAAATATCTATTAACTAATGCTGATAGGTTAAAGTATATGTCAAGATTATTTAATAAAATATCAGAGTCCGGTAATACACTTATACTAGTAGATAGGATTAGTGCTGGAAATGAGTTAGTAGAACTATTGGGTGATAAGGCTGTATTTGTTTCAGGTGCTACTAAGAGTGCTGATAGGAAAACAGAGTATGATGAAATTGCTGATGTGGATGGTAAGATTATAGTAGCAACATATGGAGTAGCGGCAGTAGGTATTAATATTCCTCGTATTTTCAATTTAGTATTATTAGAACCAGGTAAGAGTTTTGTTAGGGTAATACAAAGTATTGGACGAGGTATTCGTAAAGCAGAGGATAAGGATTTTGTACAAATATGGGATATTACTAGCACTTGTAAATTTGCCAAAAGACACTTAACATCAAGAAAGAAATTTTACAAAGAAGCAAACTATCCGTTCCAGGTAGAAAAAGTTGACTGGGAGGCAAAATAATGCTATACTACAGATATAATAAAAGGATAAAATATGAGTCAAATATTAACATTAGATAATAAATGTTTTCCAATGACAGAAGTACCAGACGAAGTAGAAGATATGAGGTTTGGTGTATTAGATAATTCAGATCCAGAAGATCCGGATTATTTTTTTATACCGCTAATATTTTTAGAAAGTTTCAATAGTCCAGCACTAGTATTAAAAATTGGAGGACACCAAATTAAGATGCCACTAGATTGGTGTATGCTTATTGGAGAAGAAGATCACGGAGACTTAGAAGTATTAAGTTTAACAAGTATTAATGATAGGGGTTTTAAGGCGTTTGTATTTAATCAGTTGTCTGATTTTAAACCTGACTTTTACCCAGTAGAAATTGTAGACGTGTATCAAGAAGTAAGATGGTTTTTTCCAAAACTAAAAGCAGGACAATTATTAGCAGTACCGTTACATGATGGTCCTAAACCTAAGTGTGCTTACTTTGTAAAAGAAGTAACAAGAAATAATGAAGTTGTAGATGTAGGCAAAGCATGGGGATGAGTTTACCATTGAACAAAGTGTTACCGGCACTTGATCGCAAAGATAGGAAATTTTGGGATAATCTTTCTGATGAAGAAAAGAAAGCATTCTCGCCTTTTTTGTATAACAGATATAGTTCAAGTGTTAAAGGTGAGGAACTTTTACAGCAATGGTATTTAAGAGCAACTAATGAACGTACTAACAAAAACTTTTTTGATATAAACAGTTCAAAACATCCTAAGTTACATTGGTTGTTATTAACTACTGTTAGTCCAAAAATGGGAACACAGTTTCACGAATGGATACCTCACAAGAAAAAAGCAAAGTCTAGCACTAGTGGATTGGATAAAACTATTAGGAAATTATATCCTAATATGAAAGAAGATGAGGTTCAACTATTAGCATCTATTGTGACTAAGAAAGAACTTAAAGAGCAATTAAAATTGTTAGGTTGGGATGATAAAGATATAAAGGCAGAGGTTAAGTGAATTTAGCAATGGCAGATATAATAAAAACAGCCGCAACCACTTACAAAGCACCAAAGAAACACATGTGTAAATATTGTGATAGAGGCTTTGTAAAAGAAACTACATTGCTGGCTCATATGTGCGAATCTAAAAGACGTTGGGAACAGAAAGACGAACCACACGTTAGGCTAGGGCAACAAGCATACATTATTTTCTTTAAACAAACACAGCCAAACTCAAACAAACTTAAATATGCTGATTTTGTTAAGAGCAATTATTATAATGCCTTTGTAAAGTTTGGTAAGTTTTTAATTGACTATAAGGTCGTAAACACAAAACGATATATTGAATATGTTATTAACAGTAAGTTTAAATTAGATCGTTGGTGTACAGAGCAATATTACTTAGACTGGTTATCAGGTTACCTTAAAACAGAGCATTGGGAAGATGCTTTAACTAGAAGTTTGGTTACTATGGACAAGTGGGCAGAAAGTTGTGGGGACAACATACAAAGCAGTAGTTATTTCTTTGCTAACAATTCAAATAAAATTGTACAAGATATCATTAATGGTCGTATTAGTTGTTGGGTGATTTTTAATACAGACACAGGTAAAGAATTTTTAGGTAAACTAAACGAAGAACAAATACAACTAGTTTACGAATACATTGATCCAGACTATTGGAGACAATATTTTATAAAGTTTAACAGAGAGTCTAAAGTTGTAAAAGAAACATTAAAAGAGGTAGGGTTTTAATGGTAAAATTACCTGACATTGATATAGACTTTGCTAATAGAGAAGATATATTAAGCAAGTTAAAACACATACCTGCTACACTAGACAGCGGTAAGAAGCACAACACAGGTGCTTATTTTGTAGACATTCCAGTTGATCCTATGACTGGACAAGCAAGTATTGATCACGAAACAGCGGAAGGACGAGGATATTTTAAAGTAGACTTTTTAAATGTAAACGTATACCAAGGTATTAAAAACGAAGAACATATGAATACATTACTTGCTAAAGAACCTAATTGGCAACGTTTGTGGACAAGTAAAGAATTTTGTGAAAAAGTAATTCACGTTAATAATCATTTTGATTTATTACAGCAACTAAAACCAGATAGCATGACAAGGATGGCTATGTTTTTAGCAGTAATGAGACCAGGCAAAGCAAACCTTAGAAAATACGACTGGAAAACAATCGCGGAAACTGTATGGGATAAGCCTGCTGATGGCAGTTATTATTTTAAGAAAGCCCATGCGGTGGCTTATGCTCATTTAGTAGCATTACACATTAACTTATTAGAAGAGGAATAATATGAAAGAATGGGACGATAAACATCTTTATGTTAGTTGGGATGAATACAATAAAGCAATAGAAGATTTAGCAGTAAAAATCTCAGATGATGGTTATGATTTTAATCAAATAGTTTGTATAGCAAAAGGCGGACTAAGAGTAGGAGATGTTTTGGCTCGTATTTTTGATGTACCTTTAGCAGTTATGTCGGTTGAATCATACCATGGAGCAGGCGTCAAAGACAAACAAGGACAAATTGTATTTGGTAATTCATTAGCAAAGACTTCGCCAAACTTAGGTAATAAAGTTTTGTTGGTTGATGATTTAGCAGATTCTGGATTAACACTTGAAAAGTGTGTTAAATGGTTAGAACATTATCATGGATTTTTTATAGATGATCTCCGTACAGCAACTTTATGGGTTAAGGGTGTATCAAAGTTTACACCTTGGTATTATGTAGATTATTTAGAAACAAGTCCGTGGATACATCAGCCGTTTGAGAAATACGAAGAAATGAATATAGATCAATTAAAAAAGGATCGATTAATTAAGGAAGGAGAATAATATGACTTTTATAATTTGGCACTTACTAGCAATAGTATCAGTAATGGCAATATCTTTTGTTGCTGGATTTTGGTATGCTAATAATTCTTATCTAAGACATAAGAGAACAGTCGACAGTATAACTAATGTCAAGTACAACTTACATCAACGTAATTAAACATTTACAGGTAGAAACGACAACTTATTGTAATTCGTTTTGTCCAGGATGTTCTAGGAATATTGATGGTGGAGAAGTTAATCCTCATATTGGCTTAGAGCATATGAGTATGGAAACATGGACAAAGTTATTTGAAGATAGTAGTATATCAGCATTAACATTAAATGGAAATTTTGGTGACCCTATGATGAATCCTAATATTGTTAATATGCTTGACAAAGTAGCCAGCACTGGTAATATTACTGATATGGTTTCTATACATACTAACGGGGGGTTAAGAAGTTTAGAACACTGGCGAGAGTTAGCAACTGTTTTACAAAAATTTAAAAAGCACGAAGTTGTTTTTTCAATTGATGGATTAGAGGATACTAATTACATTCATAGGCGAGGAACTGACTTTAAAAAGATAATAAGTAATGCTAAAGAATTTATATCGTATGGCGGCACAGCACATTGGCGTATGATTATATTTGACCATAATAAACATCAAGTACAAAAAGCAAAAGAGTTTGCTCGTAGTTTAGGATTTAGGTATTTTACAATAAGTGAAAGTTACGATAAAGAAATATTTGCTAAAGAATATAAAGGTATGCCTGAAGTAGTTATTACCGCACCTAGTAATGAAGTTTATAAAGAGTTACAATCACTTCAAGAAGATTTTTATCCTGATAAAGAAGGAGTTCATTTTTGGGCAGATAAAAGTATTGAACATGAATTTAATTGTCCTTGGCTAAAAGACTTGGCATTACAAGTCGATGTTAAAGGCAGGATATGGCCGTGTTGTTTCATTTCAGATAATGCCAATAATGCGTTTTATGACAACGAATGGTCAATGCTGTCTATTAGAAAAAAATTCCCACAGGATTTTAATAATATTAATAAATTTAGTTTAATAGAGATTTTATCTCACAAGTTTTTTACTAAACATTTAAACAATGTTTGGAAAAATAAAGAATCACAAATATGTGAAAATTGTATGAATAAGGAAATAATATGAGTACCTATATAGTAGATGACGGATGTATTAATTGTAAACATAAAGACTGTGTGGAGGTATGCCCAGTTGATTGTTTTTATGAAGGAATAAACACACTGGTTATTAATCCAGATGAATGTATTGATTGTGGAGTATGTGAACCAGAATGTCCAGTTGATGCGATACACTCTGATACTACAGAACATGGTGCTAAATGGGTAGATTTTAATTGGAAGTATGCTAACGAACATGGATGGCCAGTAATAACTGAGAACGGAGACCCAATGCCTGAGCATGAAAAATTCGATCCTAAAAATTACCCAAATGGCAAAATGGAGTTCTTTAAGGAAGAACCCGGTGACTCCTAGAGATTGGTTTAAAGATCATCAAAGAGTGTTAGTATATCCCCCTGGAGCAGGTGGAGAATACATAACAGCCGTTTTAAATTCCCAAGATTTATCACAAGACTTTTCATTTTCTAAAATGGCTCCTAATAGAAATAGATATTCGTCGCATAACTCTTTTCCTGGACATCCTATACTATTTGAAGAAGCACAGCGACTTCCTAGCAGGGCAGGTGAGTGGACTGAAGAATGTAGGGTTAATTTTAAAAATGAAATGGAAATTAAACGTTTCCTTAAGGAACAAGATCCCAAACATAAATGGAAACAAGAAACTGGAAATCCTGATGTAGATAAAGTTATTAGAGAGCAACCGGGTGAAGGGGAATACGAAACTATTAATACTGTATTTGTTGAAAATGCTAAATGGTTTCCAACACATTACGATTATAATGTTTTTAGAGAGCCAGTTTGGAAATGGTTAGATTATGATAATCCGTATTGGACAATACATTGGTCTGTATGTATGTTTTTCAAAGACCGTAACTGTCCTAAGGATATTGCTGAAATATCACATGAATGGTATACAGAATCTCCAGAACTAACTTGGCACCCAGAAAGAAACATTTTTAGGAATTACTATAACCAAAAATATCCTAATTCTAGGATAAGTGTAGATGATTTAAAATTTAGAGATAAAACCCGTTATATTGATTGGGCAGAAAATAATCTTAAAGCAATGAGAAAATATTTAGTTGATAACAACCGCCTAGATTATATGAACCAAGACTGCTGGCGATTTCTAAATGAAGAGATGCCTAGGTAGGCTTTTTAACTAATTGTATACTCTTTTTCTTAACACGCTTTTCACTAATATTTTTTAAACTAACTTGAGGCCCGGCAATTATACTACAATCCTTAGCAATAAAAGTCTGTAAGCAAACTTTAAAATATTGAAAGTCTTTTTTAAGAAAGATGTTAATAGGGATCATTCGATTTGATTCGTTCCACCAAACATCTCCCATTTGTAAAAATAATTTTCGTTCTTCTAGTGTTTTTAGTCTATCAATATCGTAAATGCTTAAACAATGCTTGTCAAAGTTTTGAACTATCCCGATATACTCATTGCCAGAATATCTCACATGGCTAAGAAATGGATACTTCTCTCTTAACTTCTCAAATTTATTCACGTCCGCTCCAATAAATACATATAACTATAATAAAGGTAATTTTAATGTTAAAAACTACAACATATTTAACAACACAATCACACTCAGTAGTATATAGCACTATTGGGTCAACACCGAACAGGAATATGACTATGTATGCTCGTAATTTAAAAGTTTACAAAGGTGCTAAAAACCCTATTGTAATAGAAATGAAAAATAATGATCAGAAAGCCGTGGATATTACTGGTAAAACATTTGTCTTTAATATCCTAGATCAAGAAGAACGTCAAACACTTATTAGTAAAACTGGCACAATTACTAATGCTAGTAAAGGAAAAGTACAGTTTGATATAACAGAAAGTGATTTACAAAAAGTTAGTGGCTCTTTTTTAAACTATAGTGTTTTAGATAACACTAGTGGGGAACGAGGAGTTGTTTATGTAGATGATCAACACGGTGCTATGGGTAATATTGAAGTAATAGATGGACCGTATACGGAGTTTAGAGCTTCTCAAGAAATAACGTTACCAGACGCTAATCCAGTATCAGTACAAGCCTATCCGCATTTAAATGAAAATAAAGCACTACACACAGCCCAAGTTTGTTTTACAAACTTTACAGGAACACTAAAAATTGAGGGTAGTATGGCCGCTATAAGCGAATTAGACACAGATGAGTGGTTTACTATAACAGAAAAAACTTATACAAACCAAGCAGACAATGTTTATATTAATTGGAATGGAGTTTATTCACATATTAGGTTTTCTAGAACAGTAACTAGTGGTACTATTGATAAAGTACTATACCGTTTGTAAGAAATTAATTACTACTTTCTTTATTTTTTGCCGTATGCTTAACGTAGTTGGGTATCCCGTGATCTCTTATTCCGTCAAATAATTCAAGATTTTTAATAGCGGCCCAATGCCCTCTACACCAATCTTTAAATCTCTGCCATTTACTCAAACCATTTCTTATGTTTCCGTAATGGTTAATGTAGCAATAAGTTCCGTGATGTTTAAATCCCATAATAGCCATAGGAACAGTAGGAACTAAATCATTGTTATTACGCCATCTATAATGTTTTACTTTTAAGCCTTCTACAAATTTTTTATTACCTACTCTTGGAGATCCAAACGTATATAAGCATTCTGTTTGATCTTCTAGTCTACTTGCGGCAATAGTAGCCATAGCACCACCTAAACTGTGTCCAGTTATAAACAACGGTTTAGATTTGCTTAATAACGGTGTTATTTTTGACCAGACTTTATTAACTTCGTCATAAAACCCGTCATGTACTTTGCCCTCTGTTTTAGACTTGCTTTTCCATGCTTTTAAGTCTGCCGCAATATCACTAAATTGCTTAGGCTCTGTTCCCCTAAAAGCAATTACTTGTTCTTTATTATTAGTTAAAATCATTGCTTGAGCACCGTTTACATCAACGTATTTGACTTTACTATAACCTAGTTTTTTTAATTTAGCCGTTAAGCCAGCATTAAAATCTCTATATACCAATCCTGAAAGGTTGGCAAAATGATTACTTCTGTTCATATGGTCTCCTTAATACTTGTATTTAACCAATATTGAGCAAAAACAATTTTAAGATCTTTCAACAAGTATCCGAAATTAAATAAATAACTATACTATACAGGGAGACTCTTAATGAAACATAAGACTAGATCATTATTAGAAGAGCTAGATGCGATAGCGATCGACAAAGACCGAAAACATGTGGTGGAAAGTAGAGCAACTCACCTGATACAATCATCAATTAATCTAATTAAAATGATTAAAGAAAACTTTTCTGAAGAAGTATCACAAGATTTAGAAAAAAGATTTATAGCGGCAATCAAGAAACAAGAACCAATTAAGTTTACTAGAGGTATTAGGAAGTTAAAAAATGATAATTAGTGAAATTGACGTAGAAAAATACGTTAATAAGTGGCAAAAAGCACAAAAAAAATCTTCAAAGTTGTCGGGAGGATTTTCTGGTAAAGGAGGACAAATTGGAGAAGTAATATCAATGGTAGAAAAGCATTATGCTTTTTGGAGCCATGCTGTTCAAAAGAACCAAGAATTTGCTAAAGTAAATCCTCAAGGATTACTAAATGCTTGGATCGATAAATTTTACGGAACTAGTTCAGTTAATATAGATCACAAAAAAGCAATGAACAACGGTGCTATTAATTTCACACAAGGAACTAAAGGTGCTAACGCTATATTTAGAATTGTAACAGCAATATTATTAAAGCCTAAAAGTGAAAAAGAGGCAGAACTGTTTAGAGACCAAATTGAAAAACATTTACCTGAAAAAATAAGAAAAGAAATACGTGAGCCTATGCCAAAACCGGCAGGCGATGAAAATCCAACAGCGGCTCAAAATCAAGTAGGTGCTAGGAAAACAGCATCAGACGGCAATGAGTACGAATGGAAAGGTGCCCAATGGGTTGGCACAAAAACTGGTAGAATTGCGAAAAAAGAAATAGCCGCAGAATTAGGAAAATAAATGTTAATAACAGAAGTAATGAGACCACGCGGTAAATGGCAAACAATTACAGAAGCCACTGATAAAAATTTACACTTAGAGCATCTAGAAGATTTAATTTTAAATGATGGATATCAGGGTGCCATTACAGCATTGAAGTATATTAATTCTTTAAGAATGATGTTGAACGTGGGTGGCGAAGGACAAAGTAAAGTCACAGTTAAGTGGGACGGTGCTCCTGCGATATTCTGCGGAACAGATCCAGTAGACGGAAAGTTCTTTGTAGGCACTAAAGCAGTATTTGGTAAAACAGAAAATAAAGCGGCAAAAACATCAGCAGACGTGGACAAGTGGTATCCAGGAGAAGGCCTTAATAAAAAACTTAAAATAGCACTCTCAGAGTTAAGTAAATTAGGTATACAAGGCGTTTTACAAGGCGATATGATGTTTACAGCAGAAGATTTAGAAACTACTACAATAAGTGGTGAGGAAGTACATACATTTACACCTAATACTATTACATATTCAGTTCCAGTAGATTCAGACATTGGAAGAAAAATTAAATCAGCACAACTAGGTGTAGTATTCCATACTACATACACAGGCGAAACTTTAGCAGATATGAAAGCCTCGTTTGGTGCTAGTGTTGGTAATTTAAAGCCTACAAGTAGTGTTTGGGTTGATGATGCTTATTATAAAGATGTAGGCGGTAAAGCAACACTTACTAGCCAAGAAGATAAAGTAGTTTCAAACGGTTTAGGACAGGCACAAATTACATTAAAGAAAGCAACACCAGAAACATTTAATAAATTTTTAGAAGATCCTGCTCTTGCTACTTGGTTAAAACCTTTTATTAATAAAAGAATTACAGCAGGCACTAGTGTTGGTGAACCAATACAGTTTGTAAAAGAATTTATAGAATATTTTAAAGAAAAAATGGAAGGCGAAATTTCAAAACTTAAAACAGGTCCAGAAGGACCGGCCGCACAAAAAAGATTAGAAAAGGTATTAGCAACAGAAAAATTTGTAGAAGACAATTTAAATACAATATTAATAGTAATGGCAGTATACAAACAAGTTATACAACTTAAATTAAAACTATTAAAGAAACTAGAACGTATTGAACAAAGTGTTGGTACATTCTTAAAAACAGATGACGGTTATAAAGTTACAAATCCAGAAGGTTTTGTAGCATTTGGAATGGAAGGTGGAGCAGTTAAACTCAACGATAGATTAGAGTTTAACAAAGCAAACTTTAATCAAGCAAAGAGTTGGAGCAAGTAATGGCTTTTGAATTTATAAAAGAAGAATTAGCAGAAGCAAGAATGTTTAAAAATCCAACAAGGATAGCGGCAACTAGTCAAGGACAATTAGCAGATACTTTATATTCTCACTTACTAGGTTTACAAGTAATGAAATATGAGAATCCAAAGGCGGCTCAAGCCTATGCTAGAAAAACGTTAAGTTTACCATTTAATAGTGTACGCCCTGGTGCTACAGACTTACATAACTTAATAGCAAGTGTAGATAAAACACCTCAAAATCAAGTAAGAGGTTATTTACAAGGTATTGCTAATGGTAGATTAGATACACAAGCAGACAGGCGTAATTTAATTATGTTACAACGTGGACTAGGTGTTAGAAGCGGAGCAACAAATCAAATGAGGCGTGTTATTGCTGACTGGCCTAGAATGTTACCATCAGAGCGTAAAGTAGCGGCTACTAGATTAGGGTTTGCTTTAAATCATAGTGCTAAAGGCAGTGATTTTATGCCAGGCTATCATAAAACAATGCGAAAGAAAGACTTGGGCATAGACCAAGCAAAGAGCCCACTACATAAAAACAAACTTGTATGGGGTGCTGTAGCCGGTGCCGCATTGTACAAAGCAATACGTGATCCGCGTATTAAGAATCAAATCAAAGGCATCCGAAATTAGCCGTTTTGGCTAAATATATGTATGCCCGCAAAGTTATTGACGGGTTCACAAAAATAAAAGGAGTCTTAAAATGGCAGATTTAACAAAAGTTCACGGCGCAGGTGATGTATTCTTCGCTGGTAAAGAGGTAGCACTTACAAGCCTATCTAAATCAAACTTAACTCAAGCAGAGCTTGATTCATGTATCGCTTACATCCAATTAACAGCGACTATCGTTGGTATTGGTGATGACACTACAGGTGGATTTAACGCAGGCGCTTCAGACGTAGTACATGTACTATCAGAAGGTGTTGCTCCAGCGGCAGGTTCTAACTTTGGTGGCGTAACAGGTGTTACAGCGGCAGTAGTTGCATACTTTAACTAATAAAACTTAAAACTTCCTCCCGAAGTTTAAATAGGCACTTTTATAGTGCCTATTTTTTTGACCCCATGTTCAACACTAGATAAGTACATATATAATGAATTATCTAAATCTTAGCGAAATCACAACATTGCACATTGAACACACTAGTAAATGTAATTTACTTTGTCCTCAATGTGCTAGGGTAGATAATAACGGTAATAAAAACCCAATATTACCAATGGGTGAATTAACTATTGATGATTATAAAAGAATATTAACACCTGATTTTGCTAAACAAATAAAAAGAATATTTTGGTGTGGCAACTACGGTGATAGTATTGCTAGTAATAATTTTCTAGAATGTTTAGAGTTTATAAGACATTCTGGTGTACAAGGACTTACAGTAGTTACAAATGGTAGTGCCCAATCTCCTGCTTGGTGGACTAGAATAGCACACATTTTAGATAGAGATACTGATAGAGTAGATTTTAGTATAGATGGATTAGAAGATACTAACCATCTATATCGTATTAATAGTAACTGGAAAAAATTAAAAGAAAATATTACAGCATTTATTGAAGCAGGTGGAAACGCTAATTGGGATTATTTAATATTTGATCATAATATACACCAAGTAGCAAAAGCAAAAGAACTAGCAAAAGAAATGGGGTTTAAAAGTATTAACTATAAAAACACTAGTAGGTTTGTAAAAGTAAGTGACTTTAACAAAGTAATGGAAATAGAAACAAAACATAAAAACATTATTTCCAGTAAAGAAAATAAAAATAAAACAAAGTATGATCAAATTATAGATAAGTTTGGAACATTTAATAATTACGTCGATCAAACTCCTATAACATGTAAATATAAAAAAGATACTACTGTTTACATTGATTTTGAAATGAATTTATGGCCCTGTTGTTGGGTAGGTGCTCCTACATATTTTGATGATGAGGATAATATTCAAAAAAAGCAAATAAAACAAATACAAGAAAGATACGGAAAAGATTTTAATTCATTAAAAAAGTACACTTTAGAACAAGTATTAGAACATAGTTTTTATAATAAAGATTTAAATGATAGTTGGGAGAATACAATGGCAGACAGTAATCCAAAGTTATTTACATGCGGAAGAACATGCGGAAGTGATTATGAGTTTAGTAGTGCCGAAGGAACATTTAATTCACAGAGGTATACATTATGACATCAGGAACAGCACACGGCTCACCTACAGGATATGATTTTGGAACACTAAGAAGCCATTATCAAATTAAAACATTAGTAGATATTTCTGCTACTGGTATGATATCAGAATTTAGAGCAGATGTACCTTTGCCGTTTGTTGACGATTTAAAAAATATTATTAATAATCAAGAAACATGGAACATTAGTAGGAACGAGCAACGTAACTGGGAAACCCTTGTACAATGCATTTCTATTAGAGCTCAGCCTATTATGTTAAAAGAGCCTACTAGTGAAACTGTTAGTATAGGCTCGTTAGGGTTTGGTTACAAAGGAAAACACAAAGTATGGACTATGGAGTTTGGCTTTGAAACCCCTGATATCTTTAGTAGCGACAATGATCCTGTTAAATTACTAACAGACCAGTTAGATATTATACCTGTATTAACAGGGTTACAAGAAACAGTAAATTTAACTTCAAGTACCCTTGCTACAACAGGCGTTAAAGTAAATACACTCTGTTATGCTTTAGACGTTTAGCATAAATACTTGTGGTTAGAAGAGCAAGTTGACACTAGTAGGCAACACAATAGGCAAACTTTATAGGCATAACACAATAGCATTGTAATAGTAGCAACTCACTAATTAACGATATACATAGGTGAGAAGACACAATGGCAGTTTTAGACGTTGAAAAAGAAAGCCTCGAGGCACACGTTGATTTATGTGCAGAAAGGTATAAGAGAATGGAAGAGAAATTGGACTCGATTGACGAGCGTATGACTAAAATGGACGAAGTTTTAGTAGAGTTACGTGACGCTATGTATAAAGATAAGACAAGTCGTGCTAAACAAGTAACGACTATAGGAGTTGGTATAATAGGAGCATTAGTGTCTGCAGTGGCATTTTTGACCTATCAACTAATTATCCTTAATTAATATCGCGTACTAAATACAAGTATGCTAGTCGAAGAAATTACACAACTAGAAACAACAATGGCATGGGCCAGATCAGGCAAGAAAGTTGTCCGTAAGTACCGCTGTTCTACAGGCAGGCTTAAAGGCAAAATTGTCTCTACACCTGGTGCTTGTTATAAAGCACCTAACGTTAAAAAACGTATTAAATTAATGATAACTAAAGCAAAGTATAAAAGAAGAAATGCTTTAAAATCTAGAAGAACAAAACGTATTAACCCAGCAAGTCGCAGGGTACAATCAATGAATAAGGCAATGAGATAATGAGCTGGTATAAATTAATAGAAGCAAACCCACAACAAGGAAAAGTTACTAAAATTTCTCCGGATGGTAAAAAGATATCTGTACAAACAGGCCCAGGACAAACTATGAATTTGGATTTAGATAAAGATCCAAACATTGATGTTAGTTCAAGTGGTGGTAAAACATCTATTAAATTAAATCACGATAATAAAAATAAACTTAAAAAGCCAGGCGGAGCAAAACCTGGACAAACAGTTTCTATAGAATCAGAAGTTTCAGTAGACAACGAAGGCAATATAGCAGGATACTTGGCTACTATAGATGAGTATGTAGAAATGTTATTTAAAAGTGCTGAAGGAACAGACAATGCTAAAGCAAAAGAGATAGCATATAGAATCCAAAACGCTGTTGATGATATAAGGACGAGAGAACTTGGATTAAAGCCAAGTTTAATTAGAGCCAAATACAATAAGCAGATTGAAACTGTTCAAAAAAAAAGACTAGTTGATACTGGTTTAAATATAGAAGAAGGCCCCCAAGACAAACATATTTTTAAAGCCGTGTTTATGGCAGGCGGGCCTGGTTCTGGTAAATCTCATGTAGCACGAGAAGTATTAAAACAATTTGGATTAAAAGTAATAGATTCAGATAAAATGTTTGAACACTTAATGGCAAAAAAGGGCATGGACGTAGGTGACCCTGAACAAATTTATAGCCCAGACGGACAAGCAACTAGGGATCAAGGCAAAGAATTAATGGCGAAGCAAAAAGGCTGGTGGTTAGACGGCAAACTAGGTGTAGTAATTGACGGCACTGGTCGTGATGTTGAAAAGACAGCAAAAATAAGACAAGAAATGATTGATTTAGGTTATGGCACAATGATGTTATTTGTTAATACAAAATTAGCAGTAGCACAAGAAAGAAATTTACAACGTCCTAGAAAATTGCCAATATTAAAAGTAGAACAAATGTGGCGAGCAGTACAAGAAAATATAATGAAGTTCCAACAACTATTTGGAGCAGATAGGTTTATTGTTATAGACAATTCAGGCGGCTTGGAAGATCCTAATAGAGCAGAAGCATTTACAAAAGTTGAAAGCAGTTTAAGAAAGTTTTTAACAGCAGAGCCTCGTAATAAAATAGCCCAAAACTGGCTAAAACAGAATAAAAAATAATTTTATGTGGTATAAACTCTCACCGATGGTTAAAGTGTGGCTATCAAAACCAGAGATAGAAGTACTCCGTATTATTTCTGAATCACCCGAACATAAAATATCACGATCGTCGATGAAACAAGAACACTTCGCCGCAATTAACCTTTTGGTAAGTAAAAGCGTAGTATGGCGTAAGAAAATCAACGAAGATGTGATATATGGCAAAAAAAGAAAATAAACATTTTCCTATTGTAACAAAACACGAGAAATTCACTAGAATTAACGATTCCATTGTGGTTCAAGTTAAGGGCGGACTGTGGCGTTATAAAAGACCTGGTTTAAAAATGGAATTTTCTTCTAGATTGGGTGCTGTATCCTATGCTGTAGCATACGAAACCAATAGTTATCCGGAAGAAATTAAACGAATTGATGATAATTTAGGAAAACACAAGAATGATGCCATGTTTCACCAGTATCATTTAAAAGAAGCACACAAAAGACACGACAATGATGCTATTTTACTGTATCAAACACGCCTAGATCTAAGTGCGGCCGGGTGGGAAAAAGCATTACGTGAATTAAAAGAAATATCAAAACGAATGAACATTGTATAAATACATTATATAAAATTAAAGGGCTAAAATTATGAATTTAATGGAAATTGAAAAAAGAGTTACTAGTTCAGCAGTGAACAAACAACTTAAAAAAACATTTAATCATGAAATTGATTTTTCCAAGTTAACTCCAGCAGTAGCATTGGAAGTATTAGAATCAACTAGAAATGATATCACACAAATTAAATTAAGTGGGCAAGATGCTAAGACATCTCAAAAATACTTAAATGCTGTATTAACAGTAGAAGCATTAGAGAAATGGCTTACTGAGCAAAAATTGCCTACAGTTAAAGAACACGACATTCCAGGACGTAAAATGCAAGTAACAGATGCTGATAGAAAAGCAAATACTCCGGCATGGAAACGTTATAAAGCAGGCGATCCTAGATACGAATACAAAGGCAAAGCAAAAGAATCTGTAACAGAAGCATTCGGTGATAACGCGACTGCTAAACAGGCTCTTAGATTGCTTGTTGGCGGCCAAAACTATGCTAAAGCCATAAATGCCCTTAAGATGGCAAAAGCAGGTAAAAGCGTTCCGGCAAACTTTATGGAAGGTCTAGTTCCATTACTAGACTTACTAGAAAACGTTATGTCAGCAAGTTTATCTAACGTTAGAATAATGCAACAGTTAGATAAAAGAAGTAAAAGAATGTTAAAAATTAAAGAAGGCATTTTAAAAGAAGGCGAAATGGAATCAGCAGAATTAGTATTAGCCGCTAAAGATATGGTTGACCAACTTCAAAAAATGCAAGAGCAACTAGGCGAATTACAAAATGAAAACCTTCCACCATTAGTAGATGCTATTAGAGATGAAATGGGCCAAGATAAAGCAGATGGATTCTCAAATGCCGCTAAAGGAACAATTGAAACTTGTTTAAGTGCTGTTGAATCAGCAAGAAGTGGAATGGATAGTGCCGCTAGAATGTTAACTGGTGAAGAAACAGGTATTGACTTAGGTGCTGAACCTGAAGATGGTGCTGATGCTATGGAACCAGCAGGCGATTTAGATTTAGATGCTGAAATTCCTGCTATGGACTTAGATGCTCCAGAAGGCGGAACTGAAGGTGAACCGGGGTTAGACAGAGAGGAACGCTAATGCGACTCGTTGAGTTTGCTCCTACTAAATTATCTTCATTAATGGCTTTCCTAGCCAACAAAATAGAAGGTGACAACAAAGAAATGCCTATGAAGGCCTTTATTGCTATGGGTCAAAAAATGGGAATACCTTTAAGTTATCCTGCTATTAAAAAAGCATACGACGAAAATCCTAATTTACAAAACCTTATCGCTGACATAAATCAGGATAGTATTATACTAAAATCCCCTGATGAAATAGACAATGATTCAATCGACGCTGAAGAGCCAGAAATAGATGCTGATAAAAAAGTAGATGATATGGCCAAACGAGCATTAAACAAAAGAAGGTAAATTTATGAGAATAAGTGAAATAGATTGTTGGGATGGTTACAAAAAACAAGGAACTAAACCCGGCACAGGAAAAAACAAAGGTAAACGTGTTAATAACTGTGTAAAAGTTAGCGAAACTGAATATTCATACGATAGTGATAACGAATTTTTTGAAGACTACGGATACTTAGGTTATAGTATTGATGAAAGTGATACGTTTGAAGCAGAGTATCAAGGTCGTAAAGTAAAACTTAACAAGCCAATGCAAGGTGACGTTAAGAAATTTAAAGTTTATGTTAAAGATCCTAAAACAGGAAATGTTAAAAAAGTAAACTTTGGTCATGGCGGTTCTAGTGTTAAGGGCAAGGCTATGAAAATTAGAAAGAATAATCCTAAAGCAAGAAAATCATTTAGAGCAAGGCATAACTGTGATAATCCAGGACCTAAGACAAAAGCAAGGTACTGGAGTTGTCGTAAGTGGTAAATTAAAGTCAAATAGACTTGACAGCAGGTTGTAAACCTGTTATACTTTGTAAATGATCACAGAAAAGTTCCAATACACTCAATTAAAACGAAATAGTGTTGAAGGCAAACGCCTTTACACGACTCCTAACGGCACAGCCGTTCCTAGTGTTACGACTATACTTGATAAAACTAAAAGCGAGGAAAAGCGTCAAGCACTTGCTAATTGGAAAAAACGTGTAGGTGAAGCAAAAGCACAAGAAATTGTTACTGAGGCGGCAGGACGCGGTACTAGGATGCACAAATACCTAGAAGATTATTGTATTGAAAGTGTATTAAATTCTCCTGGATCTAATCCATTTAGCCAACAAGCAAATAAAATGGCACAAGTTATTATTGATGAAGGTATGTGTGATGTTGATGAAATATGGGGAACAGAAGTTCCTATGTATTTCCCAGAATTATATGCTGGTACAACTGATGCTGTAGGTGTTTTTAACGGCGAACCTAGTATTATTGATTTTAAACAAACAAATAAACCTAAAAAAGACGAATGGGTAGATGATTATAAAACACAGTTAGTAGCCTATGCCTTAGCACACAATGAAGTATACGAAACTAACATTAAACAAGGTGTTATTTTAATGTGTAGCAAAGACTTTGAATTCCAAAAATGGGTGCTAAAAGGTGAGGAATTTGAACTTTTTACTGAACATTGGTTAAACAGAGTCCAAACATACTATCGTCAATCAGCATAAATACTTCTATATAAGGAGTTTTAAAAATGGCTGTAGTTCAAATATCTAGAATCCAACACAGACGAGGGTTAAGTGACGACTTACCTCAACTATCATCAGCAGAGTTAGGCTGGGTTATAAATCAACGTAAACTTTATATAGGTAACGGTTCTACTGTAGAAGGAGCACCAACTATAGGTAATACTGAAGTATTAACTGAACATAGTAATATTTTAGACGGTGCTAGTAGTTACACTTATAAAGGTGCTAGAGCAGGTTACACAGCAGGTAGCACATCAGCAAGAAGTCTACAAACAAAACTAGACGAACTAGTTAGTGTATTAGACTTTGGTGCCAAAGGAGACGGTGCTACAGATGATACAGTGGCTATTAATAATGCTTTATACCAATTGTATTGTGTACAAGATACAAGTACAATTACAAGAAGAATATTGTATTTCCCACCAGGAACTTACTTATTAAATTCAGACGAATTAAAAGTTCCACCATACGCTCATATGATAGGTGCTGGCCAAGAAAAAACTATCCTTAAACAACAAACAGCAGGCGGCAAAACAGTTCTTAGAACAGCAGACAGTGATCAAAATGTATCTTCTAGTATTGGTACAGGCACAGCAATAACACCTAGATACATTACAGTTACAGGAATAACATTATGGAATACAACAGGGCATGACGTTGCTCTTGTTGAACAATGTAACGAAGTGAGATTTAATAATGTAGGATTTAAAGGAAGGCTGTCAGCAGTTCCAACATTATTAGGCAACAAATATTCTTGTGTTAAAATAGATCAAACTAATACACATGTTACAAGTCATGTTGTATTTGACGGGTGTGATTTTACATTTAATGACATAGGTGTTATTTCAGATGTAGCACATACAAACGTTGTATTTGATTCTTGTTCTTTCTCTTATTTGTATGAAGGATTTAGAATAGGTGAAAATATTGCTAGTGGGCAATATCCTAAAGGGTTAAGAGTACAAAATTCACAATTTGATAAAATTACAGGCAGAGCTCTTTACATTTTTAATGGCAAAGCAGTTACGTCAGCATTTAACACTTATTTAGATTGTGGTACAAATAATGTAGGAGCAGGAAATCCTATAGTACCTGTTATTGAATTTAGTCAAAACGGCAATGGTGCTTTTGGTGATTGGTTTGATAGAAATGATGCTGATGCTAAAACGTTTCCTAGGGTAGAACATAATGGTAATGAAGTTTATTCAACGTTAGCAGATAACTTTATTGGATACGGATATTCAAAAGAATTTGCTGGTAAAAAAATTGTGTTAGCAGATAATCAAACTTCAGCAATAACAACTGGTATTTCTTTAGACAGACAAGCAGACACAGGTATAAAAATATCCTATAGTATTAGCAGAGGCGCTCGTATGAGAAATGGTAATATGTGGATAACCAATACAACCGCAGATAGTTCTATTGAGGATGATTTTGTTGAAGAAGCAGATGTAGGTGTTACTTTTACATTAGATAGAAGCGGAAGTGATACAAAATTATTTTATACAACAAACAATCAGGGCAGTACTGCCGATTTCTATTATAAAATAGAACAAAATTACTAATTACATATACAAAGAATGTTTGACCTTTCGTATCAAGAGAAAGTCAGAGCATGGCGTAATTTTCGCCTAGAAGTTTCTTGGCTGGATAGAGATGTTATACTAAATCGCACAGCGACTTTGTGGGCAATGGCACCAATAGCCATGCCACATTTGGCTTACGATTTGCCGGACACTTGGCCTCAGCCTTGGGACTTAATGTCATACCATGCTTTTGATGACGTAGGGAAAACATTAGGAATATATTATACACTTTTTTTGACAAATAGATTTGACAAACGGGACCTAGATGTAGTAATATATAACAATAAAGAAAGTTCAACATTAACCCCTACTGTTGATGTCTACAACAAATATACTCTTAATTGGAGTAATGGCGACGTTGTAAATACTTCAGTAGTAGAAAATAGTTCCAATAGTAGAATTTGGAGATACAATTATGTTGAACTTAGAACAGAGACGTACTTATAAAGAAAATAGTGAATATCAAACGAAAGTAGGGAATATGGTGGCAGTAAAACAAATTCAAATTAAAAAAAGAGACGGAGTCAACGAACCTTTAGATCTAGAAAAGATGCATAAGGTTGTATTTTTTGCTTGTGAAGGATTAGCAAACGTAAGTGCTAGTCAAGTAGAAATTAATAGTCATTTAAGTTTTTTCGACGGAATGACAACATCAGAAATTCAAGAAACATTAATTAAAAGCGCCGCAGATTTAATTAGTGAAAATACGCCCAACTATCAATACGTTGGAGGAAGATTAATATCATATCATTTAAGAAAGATGGTTTACGGACAGTTTGAACCATGGCACATTTTAGATCTAGTTAAGAAAAATGTTGCTGAAGAATATTACGATAAAGAATTATTAGAAACATACACAGAAAACGAGTGGGATAAACTTAACAGTTTCATCAAACACGACCGCGATGAAAATTTAACTTATGCCGCAATGGAGCAGTTTAGAGGAAAGTACCTAGTACAAAATAGAGTTACTGGGGAACTTAAAGAAACACCTCAAATGACTTATATGCTAATTGCCGCAACTTTGTTTAGCAAGTATCCTAAAGAAACAAGATTAAGATGGGTAAAAAATTATTATGATGCTATTAGCAATTTTGATTTAAGTTTACCTACGCCAGTTATGGCAGGAGTTAGAACACCACAAAGACAATTTAGTAGTTGTGTTCTTATTGAAACAGGTGATAGCCTAGATTCGATTAACGCTACAACAAGTAGTATTGTAAAGTACGTTAGTCAAAAGGCAGGTATCGGGATTGGCGCAGGTTCTATTCGTGCTTTAGGGTCACCAATTAGAAAGGGCGATGCTTATCATACAGGTGTCGTTCCTTTTTATAAAATGTTTCAAGCGGCGACAAGGAGTTGTAGTCAAGGCGGAGTAAGAAATGGTGCCGCCACTCTTTATTATCCTGTTTGGCATTACGAGATTGAAGATTTATTAGTATTAAAGAACAATAAAGGAACAGAAGACAACCGTGTTAGACACATGGATTATGGTGTACAGTTTAATAAACTTATGTACGAAAGATTAATCGAAGGTGGTAACATTACGTTGTTCAGCCCACACGATGTTCCAGGGCTTTATGATTCATTTTTTGCCGATCAAGACAAGTTCAAAGAACTGTATGAACGAGCAGAAAGGTCTACTAAAATTCGTAAAAAATCTATTCCCGCTTCTAAATTGTTTGGTGATTTTATGGAAGAACGTAAAAACACAGGCAGAATTTATTTAATGAATGTTGACAATGCTAACGAGCATGGAGCATTTAAACAAGATGTCGCACCTATCAAGCAAAGTAATTTATGTTGTGAAATTGACTTACCTACTAAACCACTAAATGATTTTAGTGACGAGGAAGGTGAAATTGCTTTATGTACTCTTTCCGCAATTAATTGGGGCAATATAAAAGATCCTAGAGATTTTCAAATGCCTTGTGAATTAGCAGTAAGAGGATTAGATGCTTTATTAGATTATCAAAATTATCCTGTTAAAGCGGCAGAAAATAGTACAATGAAAAGACGCCCATTAGGTGTTGGTATTATTAATCTTGCTTATTGGATGGCCAAAAATAATATGACATACAGTGAGCCTAATCTAGAATTAATTGATAGATGGGCAGAAGCATGGAGTTATTACTTAATTAAAGCAAGTGCCGATTTGGCTGTAGAGCAAGGTGCTTGTCCGGGTACTAACGAAACAAAATACGGAGAAGGATTGCTACCTATTGACACATATAAAAAAGATGTCGATGAATTAGTTCCACACAAAGAACGTATGGCATGGACAAGTTTAAGAAAGCAACTTAAAGAAACTGGTATTAAAAACTCAACACTAATGGCACTTATGCCTGCTGAAACATCAGCACAAATTAGTAACAGTACTAATGGCATTGAACCTCCTCGTAGTCTTGTTAGTGTTAAACAAAGTAAGCA